GAAGAATCCGTTTCTAACAAACGGGTTCTTTTATTTTGGGTTATAAAATAACTATTTTGTACTAATTGACTCCCAATCAAATGTTTCTAATATATTCAACAATTGTTTCACTTTTGGTGATCTCCAAGCTGTCATAGCATATGTGTGAACTTGTTTAGTGTAATGATGTTTATTACCCTCAATATGTTTCTTAGCATCTTCTTTTGTTAAAAACATAGTATCCGGAACAATAAAGGATACTTCCTCTTCGTAAATCAGATAACAATTATCATCGATGTTCTCTTTAATCCACTCAACAAGACCTTCTTCTGATTCGTATTCGCGCATTTCTTTCAATTCTTCAATTTGTTCTTCCGTCAACTCATGCTCCAATTGACCGTTAATAATGTCTTCAATGTACTCTTCAACAATTACAGCTGTGCAATCGTCCATAAAGAATAAAGATATTCTGTCATGATGGCCTTCTGCTGTTACCACCCACTTATAATCCATTAAAGCCCAATAACGCGGTCCAGCCTGTCCATCAATTTCCTGTGTTTTTAACTCTTGTTGCAAATCCTTTAAAAATTGAATATCCTTGTTCATTTCCCCGTTCCCCTTTACGAATAATCTTTTTTACATTACACATACTATTTTCGAGTCAGCTACACTCTTTCAAAACGGAGCTTTACCCCTCCGGACTGTTTAGGCACTTGGCAGGTGATTTGGTCAATCATCTGCCATTCCGATTAAAATAACGCTTTGATTAAAATTTTTGATTCTGCCATTCAGTAATACAAGCTGGTTCAATTTCTTCAAATTCTTGTGTTTCTGCATCAAGATCAATGACAGAATAGCTAGGTACTACTAAAAATTCTTTTCCGCAAACGTTACAACTAGGATCATCAAGTGCATAAACTCCTTTAATTGTGTCAGGATTTTGCAAATCAAAATCAGCATTTTCAAAAACTACAAGACCATTACATCCTTTAACGTTGCATTTATGTGCTTCAATAGCCATTTCTCATTCCCCATTTCTTAATAAAATTCAAATTTTGTTTTACTTTACGCCCGTACTGCCAAATCCACCTGCCCCACGATCACTACGTGATAGCTCGTCTACCTCAACAAAATGAGCTGTTTCCACTGGCGCTATGACGCCTTGAGCTATGCGAGTTCCCTTTTCAATTACATGAGCTTTCATATTTAAGCTTATTGGTCTTTCAGTATTATCAACTAGCACCCCAACTTCTCCACGGTAACCACTATCCACCGTTCCAAGAACAACTCTCAACTTTGTATTACGCGTCATACCGCTACGCGGGCGTACCTGCAATTCATATCCTGGCGGAATCTCGAAAGCTAATCCAGTTTGTACAACTTTTGTTTCACCTGGCCAGATAATCGTGTCCTCCGCTGCTACAAGATCAAAACCGCTATCTCCTGGCTTCGCATATCGTGGCAACTCTACATCTCTTACTCGCTTAATCTTTGTTCTTAACTTCATCCGGTCCCGCTCCTTATAAGTAACTTTTCAATTCTTTCTTCCGAATCTTCAACTCTGCCAAAGCTTTCCTCGTCTTCTGCCTTTCGCCATCCATCATGACAAGGTGATATTCCAGATTACTAATATCGCTTTCTACCTTTTCAAGCTCACCTTCCAACTGTATTTTAGTTTCTTTCTTCATTCGATCCCTCCTACAGTCCTAATTCCTTCATAATCTTTCCTTCTTCGAATCCAACAACTATATTCCCGTTCTCAAACTTAAACGCTGGTAAACTATGAATACCGTTAGATTTTAAATTTTCGTAAACTTTATCTGTATCGCTTGAGTTATCTACATTAATTTCTATTATTTCTACCTCTACTGGGCACGCTTCAAACATAAATTTCGCCCTCTTACAATTTGGACAATCATTTTTCGTGTACATAACAATCTTAGTTGCCATTCTCTTCATTCTCCTTCGCTTCTGCTAATAGTTGAGTTACTTCAAACGTGCCATGCTCTGTATATTTCATTGTTCTTCCTCCTTGTATTTAGATAAGATAACCGTTAATTTAACTGCTGTTTCCTCATTAGAAATCCATTGCCCTTTGTAATACCCGGCAAGTCCTAAATCCCCATCATCGTAAGCCTTGTCCGCTCTCTTTCTATTTTCCACTGCCGATAACTGTAACTGTTCGATATACTCTTCAATCGCTTCTATCATAGCTTCCAGCCCCCTTTATCAATTTGAACAATTCTTGCTCGCTCATTTCATAAAGCTGACGTCCTGTCTCTTCTTCCTTGTAGATCCCTTTATGTAATAAGACGTCGATGAAAACTTGTTTCCTGTCCATATTGCCTCCCTAACTGATTTGTTTCTTTTTCCTAGTTCTTTTAGCCATTGGCTTCGTTGCTGCCAAATAAGGTTGCATTCCTCTTTCCACTCTTTTATAGAAGCAAATATCATTGATACCATTTTCCCTTGCAAGCTCTAGATGGGTAGTGTGTCCTTTAGGCTTCATTGCTGCATCTTTTGGCGTCATACCATTTCTCAATCTTCTAAAATATGTTGATGCGCTAATCCCTAAAGACTCGGCAATAATTAGCATCTTGCTGTGCTTACCTGGATTCCCTTTACTTCTTAGCGGTTCTGTTATCGCTCGTTCAATGCTCCATCCATACGTATGAACTCGTTGGTAAACATTTGTTTTCGTTATGCCTCTCCCCGCCGCTTTCTCGTAATCTTCATCGGTTATAACAGGTCCATAACAATTCACAATGATTCCTCCTTAACCTTTACTGAGCAATTCCGCCCTGTCCTAATCGTCGGAGTTGTGGCCGCCTTTTCTGCATCCCACTTACGAGTGTTAATCCTGGACATGAATGTTTGGTAACCAACCCCATTCTGTTTAGCAATTTCTAGCCATTTAGCCGCTAATTTGTTTCTTCTTTTAACAGGTTTTGTTGCAGCGTCATGACGACTCCATCCGCCGTTCAATCGGTTATAAAATGTTTCTTTACATATTCCGTTTTCAGCCGCGAGTTTAAGCAAGTCAGTGTATTTCCCTTTATAGCTATGTCTCACTGTTCCGGGTGGAGCTGTTAGAGCTTCCTCTAGTTCCCACTTATCCGATCTATAGAGACGATAGTATAGTGTTTTAGTATTTATTCCGTTAGCAGCTGCTCTTGAACGTTCTTCATCAGTTAACCAACGATTTAAAGCCATTTCATTTTCCCCTCCTAATCTAGTTCCATAATTTCTTTCAAAGTCCGATCAGAGATGTATGTGTTAACAATCTGTATCTGTCCGTATTTCTTCCTAGCCATTCCCTCGGCTTCGCTCTTAGTTTTCGCTTCAAACCAACGTAACTTTTGCCTTAGGTCTTTATCGTAGAAATCTACTGCGTATGTCGTTATAACGCTAGGCTTTGCTAAGAATTGCTCTGCAGTACTTGTCGCAGTATAATCAAAACTTCCTACAACATCCTCAAGTGTTAACTGTTTCATGCCCCTAACCCCATTGGACGTTTGTTTATTCTTTGTTTATCACCCTGGTCCATAATAAGGACCGCTATTTCCATTTCATGACGTCCCATTTCCTCAGCAATCTCGGCCAGAGATTTGTTTTCTTTCCACAATGTTTTCATGTGGTTTACTTCTTTATCGCTAAATACAAGATCATACTTTTCAAGAGGTATATATAATTTCTGTCGCTCTTTTTTCATATACTTTTTCGTTTGTTGTGAAATCGTGTAATTCTCAAGCTGTTCTGCCGTTTCGAACTTCCCCATCCCATTTTCCCTCCATTTGTAATTGATGAATTGCTCTTAATCTCGCCATAACGACATGACGCTTTTTATCTACTTCTTCAGGCGTCTGATTCGCTGCCTCGCAAACGCATGGTCCAAATTGATACATTCCCATTCCAACACCATTTTGAATCACTCCAGTTCCGTTACACGCGCACATAATCGTCATCCTTTCTGATTACCACTTCGATTCTTTGAACTGATATCTGAGCTACCGCAAAAGCCATATTGTTATGACCAGCTATGTTTAAACGCAGTTTATTGAAGATGTATAGTAATTCTTTATCTGAAAATTCAATCTTTTTATCTGTTGGCTGTCGCAATAACTGCCCTTCCGTTTTTTCTAACACGTCAATTTCAATACTGATTTTTTCTTCCTCAATTAACTGGTGTACTTCCCTTATGCTCTTACGATACCCATAACGTTTTCCTACCGCTTTGATTAAGTCAAACAGTGTTTTCGTTTCAATTCTTCTAACAGTTGGATCGCCGTAACAAATTGAGCAAGCTGTAATCTTTTTTTCTTCAATGTACACTTCATGAATGTCGATGTTATCAATTGCGGCACCGCATATATCGCAATATGGTTTAGACGGAGCTTGTACATCATCGAATAGCATTTTCTTATCCCCCTTACGCTTCTATAAATCTTTGTAAACGTTGCTTCGCTATTTCTCTTCTATAACTTGCAGCTTCATTTTTTACAGTTAGACTTGTTTCAACCATTCGGTCATACGAACGTTTCCCAACTTGATGTTTCAGCTCTTTAGGTTCTAAATTACTCGTATACAGGGTTGGAAGTTCTTTTCTATACCGGCCATCTATGATATTGAACAATTTCTCTTCTACCCATTCCGTGGTCTTTTCTGCTCCAATATCATCTAATATAAGTAAGTCACATTCTAAAAGTGCTCTCATAATTTGCGTTTCGTTTTCTTTATTTTCGCTATTAAATGTGCTGCGAATGCGCTGCAATAATTCCGGAACACTTTGAAACACTACAATATATCCTTTCTTAGAAAGCTCATTTACAATTGCGGCAGCTAGGTGAGTTTTACCGTTTCCAGGTTCTCCCCATATCATTAGTGATTCACCGTTCCATTCTTTGAATGTCTTTACATATTTCATTGCTATTTTGTGAGCTGTCTCAGATCCATTTCTATCTAGAAATGCTTCAAATGTACTCTTAGAGAACCTTTCTCCTAAATTACTGATGCTGAACAACTTTTCTATTTCACGTTTTTTTGCAAAGTTTTGAGCTTCACGTATTTTTGCTTCCTCTTGTTCTACAACGCATTCACAAGTAGGCAATATTTTATTTTTAATACGTAATTGCGGAACTTCAACAGTTATTGCTGCTATATATTTATTACAATGCTCACATGTATAACCTTCTGTTTCTTCACTACAAGCCGATGTATTCACTATCCGAGTCATCACATTTCCTATTGATTCCGACACGTTTATTCACTCCTTTATTTCGTTGATACTCTAATTCCAGTGCTTCTACATCCTGTAATGTCTTTACATTATTGTTAGCCCACTGCTTTAAGATTCCCTCAGCATACTTCCATTTCTTTTGCTGCTTTAATGTGCGTTCCATAGCAGCTATAACAAGTTCTTCGCTTGTATCTTTAATCCATTGCTCTATACTGTCTGCCATGAATGGGTTTAGCATTCCGATGTTATTTTCATAAAAAGAGAAGGGATTCTTACTACTACTACTTTTTGTTAAATTAGTATTGTTAAGATTAGTATTGTTAGGGTTCATCTGGTGAACAAGCCCTTGTTCATTTCCTGAACTACCCTCGTTCATCTCCTGAACTACCTTGTTCACTGGTTGAACAAGGGTACTAATATCATTAATGTAATAGATGTTTGAAGCGTGGCCCCCATCTTCACTGTTTCTCTTTTCTTTAGAAACATATCCACATTCAATGAGTAAATTTAAAGATTTGATAATTGTATTTTTAGACATTCCTACTTTCTTTCCTATTGTTGATAAAGAAGGGAAGCAACTACCCGTTTCCTGATTTAGATGTCTACAAAGAACCATATATACTGCCATTTCTTTATGAGATAGTTTTGAATCATCTACAATTTCGTTGTCTATCATGAAAAATCCACGTCTTCTTCTGTCAATCAAAGTCATTTAGTTCACCTTCTTCATTAGGAAAGAGTACTCAACTTCAATTTCGTATCCAGATAATCTGTACTTACCTTTACCGAAATTCTTATTCATATCGTACTCGTAATCTTTCCAAACCTTTCTGTGCGTCTGATACGGTCTTATATGTTCATAGCCTCGTTCTTCTAAATACCTAACTCTTTTTAATAACTGACCTAAATGTGTCCCTTTAAGATGTATAGGTTTATTAACATCTTCGTTCCAAGCCATTTCACACACTCTCCCTTTCGCATAACGCTATACCGCCCCGAACCTTGATTACTTTGTATCCTGGATAGCGATCAGGAGTGATGTACTCAATCGCTCTTAATTTCGCTTCTTTTTCGTTTTTCACGCCCTCTGATACCCATGAAGGAAGGACGACTTTTGATTGATTTTTATCTAACATAGGTTTTCACTCCTTATTTACTTGGAAGAAACGACTGTGATATAATAGAGATACAATATTGAGTCATTTCTTCAAAAAGAGTCGATTATTAGGCGTAGTCGGCTCTTTTTATTTTGTTTTTGATGCTTTCGCGCATCGGAATATTCAGGAACCTATTTACAAGGTGGGGGATACCATTAAATTCCTGAATATTCCGACAAGCAAAGGCTTGCCCTATTTAGCCAGAGTTATAAACTCCTTATGCATTTCCTCAACCTTATCTGCGCTGTTATGTACCCCTCTATCTCTTAAATCCTTTATGATCCACAAGAGTTTCTTTTGTTCGTATTCATCACGCTGTTGTTTTTTCATCGTTTTACCACCTCATTTATCTATTACTCTCCTAATTTGGTATAATGTTCCTATCAACTGAGATAGGAGGTGACAATATGAATAATAAAGAGATTGCTAAAGAATTAACGCTTGCTTATCTTGAAAAGAAACCAAATTATATTAGCAATGTAGAAGACATGGTAACTGTGTACGAAAAGTTTTTTGAAGCTGTACATAGATCAGATGCTCTTGCTAGCTACGTAAATATCATGCCTGAAGATTTCGTTCGTAATAACAAGTAATTTCATTAAGAGTCGAAGTCGCCACTTCGGCTCTTAACCATTTAAAAGAATCCGTCTTGCTTCTGCTAAATCTTTGATTACTAATGCTGTTTCTGCACTGTTACAAACCTTAGTTAATTCATTAATTCTTTCTAATAATTTTTGAGCTACCTCGCCTTTTTGTAATTGTATTGTCATTTTTGTCCCCCCTTCATATATTGTCTGTCTATCCAATCCATCAGACGAATGAATCCCGCAACCCCAATGAATATAACCAGAATCATTAAATGCGATAATGTACTTTCTTCCATCATTTAAACCGCCTCCCTATCCATTTCTGGAATAATTCCGCGTTTCGTTAGAAGTTCGTGGATGAAGAGTCTTCCTTTTTGCGTCCAACGAGTATTCATTTTTATTGATCTGCTACCATCTGTATGCACTACATCAACTGTCTTCGATTTTGTATAACCTTTGTTTTGATGTTTGGAGTAAAGTAACCATTGATTATTTACTTTGTACTGTACTTTCTCATCATTTAGGATTTTATTAAGCTTCATTGCCGACAAACCATAGTCAGCTGCAACCTGTGATACCGTTACTGTATCTTGCGATTGAAGAATTTGATCTAGGTATGTAATCTTTGATGCGTTTTCTGCAATCTGTTGTGTTAACATAAGATTCTTTTGTTCTGCAATCTGTCTTGCTTGTTGTTCCTGCTTCAGCTGTGATGCAAGACCGATAATTAAGTCTGGATCTTGAAGTAGAGCGTTGATTGTGTTCGGTGTCATGTATGCTCCGTGTTTTCTAATAGAAGGAAGCACTTCTTCGAACACCCACTTTTCGAACTGTTCCGCTTGTGGAAGTTTTGATTTTACAATTAAGCGGTATAAGTTAGGTTCGTTTATGAATTTCTTTGTTTGTATACCACTATTAGTAGGGACTAACGATTCGTTCACCCCTTCAGGTTTACAATGATCTTTTATTGCTTTGTGTGGGTTTGAATACCCAAGCGCCTTTGCAACATCTGTTGCCGGAAAGAATTCCTTTCCCTCTTTAATAAGAATTTCTAAGTTACCGAACATGTTATGTGAGAATTTTTCAAGTTTATTCATTTGGTTTACTCCTTTCATTTTGTAAATCTTAGGTTTACTTTATTTGTTAAAAAAAAGTTCTTTCGGATCTTCCTCAAGAGCATTTGCGATTTTTTCTGCTAAGTCTATTTTCAAAGTTCTTTTTTCATTTTCAATGTACCAGTAGTGCATTTTAGTGATTCCGACTTTATCGGCAACGTCTTGGCAAGACATCCCTTTTTCTAGTCGTTTTTGTTTTAACTGCTTCAAGTTATTTCCTCCCTTCGTTGCCTGTGATTTCATTATAAGTAAACCTAAAGTTTATTTCAAGTGCTTTTTTCAAAAAAACTCAAATAAATTTTATCTTGTGGTAAACACTATGTTTACTTTATACTTTAGGTATCATAAACACTTATATAAAGGGGACGTTAATGTTGATCGGGGAAAAGATTAAAGAACTCAGGAAGAATAGTAAGATTACGCAAGAGCAATTAGGTAATGCTATTGGTGTATCTAAGATGGCTATTTCTTATTTTGAAAAGGGTAAAAAATCACCTGGGCGAGAATCATTAGAAAAAATAGCGGATTATTTCGGAGTAACTACAGACTATTTATTAGGGAGATCAGAAGACCCTGAACTAAATGAAGAAGAAGATAAAGTTGTATCTGAAGAAGGAAAGAACATATTGGCAATAATAGAGAGTCTTCCTGATGATGAGCGAAAGAAAGCTTGGGAGCAATTAGAAATGTATGTGACTTATATGCAAAATAAAAAGAATGACTAATCAAAGAAGACTACCTCACATGGCAGTCTTCTTTTTTTTATGTATTTGATTTTTCTTTATATGATTCATCAAGGACAATCTTTAGAATATCCTCCGCTTTAGGATTCCCCTGTTTTAACCCTAATTTTGCAGCCATTCTCACTAATTGCTCTTTTGTCATCCTTAATTCCCCCTACATCCCTTTTGTATATTTTTGGAATTAATTCGGTTTTTCTTCGAAATACAAAATACCGAATTTTTCTTAAAAACACGAAATGCGATCGCCTAGTTATAGACAATCGCATTTCATAATATATATTTAAATGTATTTAATTACCAACCTGTTCCCGGATCACTCATATATGAAACAACATTTGTTGTTGGAGTCGCCTCTTTTTTTGTTGGAACCACGGGATTAAGAATAATAGCTCCTACAAATGCTATAATTGGGATTAATACTAAAATTTTCTTCATTTAGAAAATCACCTCTCTTAATCATAATTATACCATTTATTCATATTAAGCCCAACTCTTTTTTAGGTAGATAAGCAAAAAAGATATTACCATTCTCCTCGCACATTCTAAGGGACTTTTTTAATAATTCGGTATCTGAATTTCGTACTAAAGCTAATACAAATGTTTGCATATCAGAAAGATGACCATTTTTTCTTTCTAAATCTAAAAGTACGGCTTCAGCTTCTGCTATCCTTCCTTTTTTAACTAAGAATAACGCTAATTCCATTCCTTTTAGTTCTTTTTCTAAATCTTCTATTTCTCTCCAATGATGTATTTTCAGGAATTGTAAAGTTTCAACAATTTTTTCTTTTTTCTTCTCTAACCCCTTACAAAATGCTATAGCATCAATCTTACTTATAGCTAACTCAAGGTAAGTTTTCGACATACTGAAGTCCTCAAAAAGGTACGACTCTCCCAGTTTTCCTAAAGCAGTAATTTCAGCAATCTTATAAGTCTTATCAGATTCACAAGCTTTCAGGACTTCCAAAGCAGCTTTTCGAGACTTTTGTATTTCACCTCGTTGTAAGCAGATCACACTAATGGCATCTTGTAGTCTTACTTTGAAGGTCTTCTTTATATATTTATTGGTAATTTTACTTATATTTTCTTTTATATCCTTTAACTGTTCAGATACTAAATTGTAGTTCCCACATTGATAAAGAGCTTGGCAAAGAATAAGCTCAATCAAAATATTCATTTCAGGACTTTTCACATTTTTTTCTTTTTCTTTAATTCGTTTATACAGCCCATTATAATCCGCATCTTTTGTATATCTTTCCGAAAGCAGACCATAGACTTCTCCCCACTCCTTATTACCCTTATCCTTTACTTTTTCTATTACTTTATTTAGAGTTTCGAAATCTCCACTTAAAGCTAAATATTCCATTGTTTCTTGAAGGTTTTCTAATTTTGCTGATTTTATATAATCCGAGATATCGCTCGCTTTACTATTACTTCCCTTTTTTAACAGATCGTGCATTCTAGCCAAATAACAAAAACTCATCTGAGTTCTTCCTTTAAAAACATCTGTAACGACACTAGGACTAACCCCCCAGTGTGTTGCTAAGTCTTTCTTTTTAATACCAGCTACACAACGTTCTCCATCCAATCTATTTAACAAATTGCTCATTAGCACCTTATTAAATTCTATCTCTTTCTGCTTTTCCACTAATTTACTAGTCATTCGTTTGCTCCTCCTATGGAATGGAACAAAGACATTTCGCTCATTTTCTCAATTTTTAAACAGGAAATTCATACCATAGTAATGCTTTAGTAATATCGGCATGTTATAATGTAAGTGTTACTCGTGTAGTAACCGAAAAGAGACTTATGGCACATGTTCCCCTCGTGAGTCGGGCGAACGGTACAAGAGTGTTGCGAGCACTACTTGTACACGCTGTGAGTCTTTTTTTCGTTCCGTTTATTTTAATGTTTTCATAATACCACATTTTTCCCAAAATTCAGTCGTGCAGTTATCAGACAATTGTTGAGAAAGTTGAGAAACCGCTTTAAATCAACGTTTCTAAGTGATGTAAAAATAAAATATGCAAATATGCATGGAACGTATAAAAGACTTCACATGCATATTTTACCACAATAATACGAACTTTTGTTCTGTTTTTTAATTTATTTTTAGTCGCAAAACAACTATAACAATATAAATAGTTAATAAAACAACTTATTGTAGTAGTATGATAGTGCAATATTTATACTTAAATTACTATGATAATCTTTGGGCAAACTTTAAAACAATTAAGAAAGTCGCGTGATTTAACACAATCTGAATTGGCTGAGATTTTAAATCTTTCACAGAGCCAAATCAAAAATTGGGAAACTGGTAGATTCCAACCAGATATTCAAACTTTAGCGAGTATCGCCTCCTTTTTCAATGTTTCTTTAGACGTCCTTGTAGGTTTCTCTAACGATTTCGAAGATGAACCAATACAACAAGTCATTTCTGAAGCCAGGTCAACGTATGGGGCGTTAGACGATGCTCAGAAAGAGCGTTTTTGTAATCAGGTATTGTTGTTTATTCGAATGATTAAAGATAACCAAGATACGTTCTGATTTGATTTCATTGTAGGGGAAAACTTTTCCAAAGGAAAGAGGTAAAATTTTACATAATTTTACCAATCCTACCAACAGGACTATTCAGTCCTGTTTTTTATTTTTCTTCGACAAAATATGACAAAATAGTTGTAACTGTTTCTGTTATGATAAACACGAAAATCTTACATTTTATCATTGGGGGAACTACATAATGGGGAAAATTTTTAAGTTTGGGTGTTTAGGAATCATTGCTTTAATCGTACTCGGTGTTATTGGAGCAGCATTAAGCGGAGGAGACGACAAGAAAGAAAAAGCTTCTACTGAACCAAAACAAGAAACACAAGCACCAGCTGCTAAAGAAGAGCCTAAAAAAGAAGAAGTGAAAAAGGAAGAACCTAAAAAAGAGGAACCTAAGAAAGAAGAAGCTCCGAAAAATAAACCTGGAATTAGCAAAGCTGAGTTCGATAAAATCCAAAACGGAATGAGTTATGACGAAGTTAAAGCTATCATTGGTAGTGACGGGGAAGTTTTATCAGAGACTGGGCAAGCTGGAGAACAATTCCATACAATTATGTATAAATGGGATGGAGAAAAAGGATTTGGCGCTAATGCGAACTTCATGTTCCAAGAAGGTAAATTACAAAATAAATCTCAATTCGGTTTAAAATAAGGAAAGCACTCATATGAGTGCTTTTTTATATTCCTAATAATTGCTTTTTCTTCGCTCGGAACTCTTCTTCAGTAATAACTCCTTGATCTAACAGCTCTTTATACTTCAATATTTCATCTGCCCCACTTACTGATGCAGAAACTTGAGGTTTACTTTTATTAACTAAGATACTTTCAATATACTCTTTAATTTCTACAGCCATTTTTTCTTCTTTTTTTGTAAACATAACTGTGTTTTCATCTGCAGCTGCAGCCATAACTCCTTTTTTACTTTCTTGACTACCCATGAAAATAAATTGTATGTAACCATTTGTGAAGAAATTGGCTTTTTTAATTTGAATACCAGTCATGTTGTTAATATCAATGGTTTTTTCACCATCTAATCCATGATTTAAAAAGTTCAAGGCTCCTCTTCGCTTCAGTCGAATGAAGTTACCCTCTATTCTTACTACTGTTTTCCCTGCCCCTTTAAACTCAAATGTTCTATCCAAGCTCTCCACCCCTATAATTATATAATGTATTACTCAAATATTATAACGCTGAATCTTTATTTACAAAATATAGATTTTAACAACATTTATCAATGTGTGAAACAACTAAACATGGTAAAATAATATTTGGATTGGCGTCCAATACATATTATTAAAATTAAGATGGTTCAAGTCGGAGGAAGGCACCTTTGGGTGTCTTTTCTTTATGCCAAAAAATGTTATATTTAACTTATTGAAAGGGGGAATAGTTGTGGAATTACAAAACATTAGACCAGAATTAAAGGCTTTTCTGTACGAACAAATCTATATTAAACACGTTTCATCATTTGACGATTTGTATACAGAGGGTTATATGTTTGATACACAAGAAATACAACACGCTTTAGAGATTTTCATGAAAAGTAATTTAATTGTACCTCTGGCGAACGGACAACCTGCACTACAAATAGCACAAAAGCAAATAGATTTTATGCGCAATGATGAAGCGTTTAGTAGAGTGAAATATCAAGGATACTTATAAAACAAACAAAAAAAGCTATGATTAGTAACAGTGATAAATTCACTAGCACTAATCATAGCTTTTATTTAGTGACTTGCCTCAGCATGGCTACCACACAGGCAGCTTACGTGATGATTCGCATAACTGTTAGTCGGACTTACGCGTCACTGTATTAGTAATTTAACAAAAAATAAATAACATGTCAACCTTTTAATTCGAAGACGCCTCTTTAAACGATTTCACTTGAGGTGGAAACTCAAAAGGTGTACATATTCTACTAGATAAAAAGTCATATAAATATTTATATGTATCTTCACAAATTGCATCTGTATCTGGATTTATATCCGAATAATTAGGGAAGTGAATACCTTCGTATCTATATTTTTGATATATCGTATTTGTAATCATATCAGCAACTTGTATATTAATACTATTTTCAGATTGGATATACTCCACATCTACACCCTTCGTTTTTTCCATTTCTAATACCAATGACGGAAAAAGATAACCTTCTAATTCCTTTAAAGATTTAATTGCAGAATTACGATTATCTATTTTTAATAATAATTGCTCACAATCACTAGCGCAAAAAGGAAAATGTTTCATTATTAAATTGATAAGGTAATTAAAAGATCTTGCAGGATTTGTTCTAAAACGATCTTCTATTGCTGTGGTATCAACCACGATGTGACCAATCTTTATATCTGTAGCCCTTAATAACTTCTCAAAAATAAATAATTTCATAAAAGGTAATGCTTCAGATCCCTTCAATTCCTTTGGATTATCTAAATTAGAGAAAAAATCCGGAAAATCTCTCATTAATTTACTTATAGCCTTTTTATATGTAGTTTTTAATTTTCTAGGATTATCAGTATGAATAAACCCAATAACAAAAAATCTATTTTTATATTTTGTACTACGAAATTTTGGTATACTACCAGATTCATCTATAAAAAACATAATAATCTCCTAATATATATAATATTTTACAAGCTATACTAAGTATAATATAAAATTAATAATGAAAACAGTTGAAAATAGAGTATTAAATTTCACGTACTATATCCGATGTGTAAAACCTAATTCAGCAATAAGGCCTATTCTACCATCCGTCCCCTTATCCTCTAACCAAGTAAGTTGTAAATCCTTTATTTATTCCTCTATCTTAGTGAGTAGTTCCCCCCAGGAGTTAAACAATCTCAAATTTTTCATCTTTTCTTCGCAATTAAACTTGACTGAAGGTCTTGAGGGTTTTTATCATGTGGGAGCGATTATGGAACACGGCTGGAAGGCAGATTTATCCCCTACTTTGAAAGATCACAAAAAAGTAATCAATCAAAATAGATGGATAAGCGTCTTGTTTTCGCCATGCGGTCACTTTTAAGGTATCCGTATGTATAGACCCTGTTCACTCAGCGATTTTCACCGCATACATCCTTTTACTATGGATTGTCCTTGTAATATCGTCCCTACACGACAAACTGAATGTACTCCCTAGCGCCGTAACGCTAACGATAACCACCCGAACCTTTTAGAGAATCGTCCCTGGGCACGTTCTCGCCCACCCTCACCAGAAGAACAGGATTCCAATGAGGGGTGCTGTTTTTGTAGGCGCATACTCTGTACCCCCTGCACGACCAACAGCTAGCCACGCACGTAATACGTTCCTCCTATATGTATAGCAGCACGGAATTACGGCTTATCAGTTTTTATTTACGTGGTATCAGGCAATTCCACGCGAACCAAAACAAAAAGGCATCTCCAATTCCTAAATGGCCTGTACATTCACAAGACCTCTAGGCTTAGAGATGCCCTATATATATCTTTTGACTGCAAAAAATACAATTCTAGCATTTACTAGTTGAATTTTAGCTGAATCATAGATAAAATGGGTATATCAAATAAGCCTAGTCGAAAGGCATAATTGTTTAAGGATAGTGGTGGTACACTACTTAAACCGAATTCCTGCATGGTTACAGGTTATGTCTAGTAAGTGTTGGTAGCAATTACTAGAGCTGAGTCATTCCCACAACGGTTGGTAGCCGTTAGCATATGGGAGTGGCTTTTTATTTTGTGTTCATATTCAATTGTTTATAATTTTGTTCTATCGATCTTCTTGATCTTCATTTATGTAAAATATCAAATTATGTTTTGTTTTGTAGAATGGTGCTTGTTGTTTACTACGTTACAACAAGCATTATCCTTTGTAAACAGCGAATTTGCGCACTTTCTGAATAATATCCCTATTTCCCTATTTCCCTATTTCCACTTATAGATATAGGGATATTTCTCCTTTTCCCTATATCTATATTTCCCTATTTTTGTTATTTTTGCGTCTACTATCTCTTTTAAAAAATTTCATATTTATTACTTAACTCTCTCAATTTCATACATCTGAAAAATCTTTTAATATCAACGTTTCTGTTATTAATTACTAACTCTATGATTCTATTGCATAACCCAAATATCATTGTTATAATTTCCATAAAGATATAGAAATATCCCTATTTCTATAGTTAGAAATATCCCTATTTCCCTATTTCTATTTTTCCCTATTTCTATAAAGGGATATAGGGAAATTTCAAAAACTATAACTGGAGTGTTAAAAATGGCCATTACAATTACTGTAGGTAATTACAAAGGTGGAGTCGGTAAAACCACAAATGCTGTATTGAACTCTTATGAATTTGCTAAAAAAGGTAAGCGTACATTACTAGTTGATCTTGATCCACAAAGTAACGCAACAAAATCTTTAATGTTAACAAAATCAATCCTTAATCCTGATGAAATCGTTACTGTTGAAAAAACATTAATGAAAGGTATACAAGAGGGGAACTTGGATGGCTTAGAAGTAGAAATTACGGATAACTTATATTTAATTCCTTCTTACGTTGATTTCCAGGACTTCGCAAAATTCCTTTATAAAAATTGTTCTTCGGAAGCTGAAGAAGATCATTACTTTAGAGGATTGCTTGAAAAGATAAAGCATAAATACGACTACATATTTATCGATGTTCCTCCAATGTCATTAGAAGTTACAAAGAACGCCGTTGTAGCTTCTGATTATGTTCTAATCGCTCTACAAACACAAGAACGTTCTCTTACTGGTGCTGAAAATTATGTTAATGAGCTTATCAAGTTAAAAGAGCAATATGACCTTGATATTGAAGTAGTTGGTATTCTTCCTGTCCTATTAAAAAACAACGGTAAGGTTGACGAATATATCATGGAAAACGCTCGTGAAATTTTCGGTGAAGAAAACCTATTCAAAAACATCGTCCCTCAAATGGAGCGTATTAAACGATTTGATGTTAATGGTATTACTGAAAAAGATAGACATGATATGAATGTAATTGAACTATACGAAACAATTAGTGATGAATTATTATCTCGTATTGATATGTTTGAAAAAATGAAGGTTGGTGTGTAAAATGGCGAGAACTCCTGGTTTACTAGGTAGAAAGAAAAGTAACTTTGAACCTACTGAGCCTTATGTACCAGAGCAAGGACAAGCTGTAGTGGAAAATAATGAGGTTCCAGCTACTCCTTCTCAACCTAAGACTGAAGAAAAACAAGTAACTCGAAAAGAAAAAAGAAACGAAAAAACTGAATCCAAAAAGAAATTTAAAAATCAGCAAGGCAGCATTAAAATTTCTAATCAATCAAAAGAAGAGCTAGAAGTATTAATGAAACTTACAAACACAAAATTCGCTTATGAAATCATCGATTTGCTTATAGATCGTTATGTAGAAAACGAGCTAACGCCTGAACAGAAAAGGAAATTCAAGCTATTAACAGAGATTTAAAAATATAGAAATATCCCTTTATAGAAATAGGGATATTTCTATATTTACGTCTTCCTCTCTATATAACAAGCAAAATAGTTTTATCAGTTTAAGATCAAAAAACTAAATAGGAGTGGTACCTGTGGAAAATAAGAGTAATTCTTTTGTAGTGACTTTGACGCCTATTACCGAAAGTTCAGATTTAACTATTCAAAGCGATCATACTAACATGGAAGAGGACAAGCTCTTTGAAAAACCTAAGAGAAAACTTACTACGAAAGATTTGCCGAAATCTTTCCGTGTCTCATTAGAAACACATACAGCAATTTCAACACTTGCCACAATTGAAGATATGAAAATTTATGAAGTTATAAATATGTTAATCGAAGAAAAAGTTGCTGCATTACCTGAACAAAAACAAAAGCTAGTAAGAGATGCTGTAAAACAAGTACTTGAAGTAAAGAAAAGTCGAGAATAGATAGTAACTTATAAAATTATGTCTGTAAGAAAATAAGCCCTACATATGTAGGGCCTTCTTCATATTACTCTACTCACCAGAACCACCACCACGGCTTTTTCTTCTCTTTTGCTGCAGCAACCTCATCCCGAAATTCCTGCATCAATCTCTTCGTTTCCTGCATCTCACGTAGCGTCTTCATCAGCGTCTCATCCCGCGCTTCCAATCGTTTTTCCACTCTCTCATTATGCGCTTCTACGCTCGCTTTGATTTCCTCGTTACTTTGCTTTGCCTGCTCACTTAATCGCTTCTCCATCGCTAACATGCTTTGATTCATTTCTTGCGCCATAACGCTGTACTGCTCCTGTAATTGCTGTTTAATGTGGAATGGCACTAAATCCGTTTCCGCAGCTTCTTCTTGAATCAGATCCGGATTAACTTTTTCTATTTGCTGCGCTATCATCTTCGCTGCCTTCTCTAGCGTCATACCGTCATGCTTACTCAGTTCAATTAACTTCTCAATCACCATAATGTCGCTGTCTGTGTACTGGCGTCTGCCACGATTATCTTTCTTTACAGCGAATCCTTCTCGTTGCAATACTTCCATGTACTTTCTAAGGGTGCTATCACTTATTCCTAGTCGTTTGTACACTTCACTAGCAGAATAAACAATTTCGTCCGTCATAACGTCACAACACCTCCTAGTGACATTATTCCATGACGGTAAGGAAATTCCTGCAAAGAAAAAGCCCTATATACCAGGTCTTAGTTTTTATCATTTTTTATTTAAGGCCATACAAATATAAGGAATATAACAAAAACAATTAGCAACATTCCGCATCCCATTGTCGGTTGCCCTAATCTGGATCCGAATTTATTTGAAATTAAACCTGCAATTATAAGAAATACACCTGCTAATACAAGAAATAACATGGTGAAAATTATCAAATTCATCCCCCTTAACTTTTGATACACCCATTATATTTTATTTAATTCATATAAAGTCTATTAAAGTTTTAAATCGCTTTAGCAATCTCAACAAGTAATCTCATAAATAAAGGAATCATTTGAACAACTATATAACCAATCCCTGCACGACTTATTAGCGAGAATCCCCGCTCCTGGCTACCAACCATAATGAATAACCCACCGCATAACGCTACAACGGATGCTATAGGATAGGATACTGCTTTAATTAAGAAGATAACCGGTTCAAACGCATTCACAATACGATTGTACAGTTGTCCATCTATATAATTTTTTATCGTCCCATCGTTGGACTGCACATCTTTAAATACTTCATTCACATCTGGATTATTTCCATCAGCAAATACATGCGGAATATCTATAATGTTGCTGAATATAATAGCACTACCGATTACTAATGAAACGCGCACTGCGACAGGTGCGTATTTTTTTGCTCTCTTTTTGAACAAGCTCCACTTTTTCTTTGCTCCGTAGTTACCATCCATAAAATCTTTGATGCTCATTGTCTCAGTTGCCATATGGACCATCTCCCTGTTTTTAATGGAAATCAGTAACCGTGAATATGTTGCAATCCAATCCCTCACAAAGCTTTTGGAGTTGTTTTCTGCGATATTCCGTCGTGGTGTACCAAATGAATTTAGGTTTCTTTTCGAATACATTGCATTCGATTAACTTGCGATACTTCTGCATCTTGATACGGTTTGCGCTCATCTTTTGCTCATGATCCACCTCTACAATGTGGTAACGACCATTATCCGTGAATAGTGCGTCTGCAATTATGGAAACGATACCTTTCACATTCATCTTTACTTCTTGCTTCCATGTTTTCGGGCATTCATAAGCGATGTAAATATCGTTCCTCATAATGTAATGACGAAATTGATTCGAACGCTTGAGTATTTTCTTACTTCCGATACGTTCACGCCCTTCTTTGTTGAGATAGTACACCTTCTCCCCATCCCTAAAACTAGATACATATTCTTCAATTCCCTTCATTACACGCGAAGCATTCCTGTCACCACCAAGATCATGAAGTACCTGGATTTGCTTCCTACTTAAAAATCCCAACTTCTTCAAGCTCAAGAGTATGGACTCGGTTCTCGCTTCCTTTAATGCTAGTTTTTGCATCTTCATGCTCCTTCCTCGCTCTTATGTTGATGTGCGGCTTTATAATGTTATCTATTTGTTTATTATCGATATAAACCGTCTGCAAGACCCTCTTCTCGTTCGTTTGATATATAGCCCTCCCTTTTATGTTAGGAAGACTCTCTGCGCCGCCCTCGTCTAATACAGCGCGGCTCCCTGCTTCTGTCTGTAGTCTGAAGCAAACACGAGCGCCAATGTTTTGTCTTAGTTGTGACGGCAGTGCCTCATTGGTCGGGTACTGCGTTGCGTATACCAAGCGAAATCCCGCTGCCCTGCCACGACGACCTATATCTACAATGATGTCCCTACACTCCTGATATGGCGCTATGTCGGCTGCTTCATCCACGATTACAAAATACCGTACTGGATCCCCAGCTTCTTTTATATCTTCGTATCCTTTTTCTAGTAAGTATTCGTTTCTAGCATTCAGTTTACCTTGCAATTCCTTTAGAGTCTTAAGGGCTTCCTCTGGATTCTTCGCAATTGATTCGACCTGATTTAGGAATCTGTATCGGTTGAAAGAGAGACCACCCTTCAAATCTATAAGGAATAGCTTTATATTTTCCGATTGGTTGCGTACCAGCGAAGTAATAATAAGCTTTAATACATTCGATTTCCCCATATCCGTCATGCCGGCAGAAATCATATGTGATAACTGGTCAAAGTCGTGTTTTATCAATCCATCTCTTGTATAACCAATAGGTACTTCCCATCCCCTACATTGCTTCATCATCTCTTCTTCAAATTTCACGAAATCAGGAATCCCTTTCTCGTAAACTCGTATTTTAAGTAACCCATCGTAAGACAGCTCAATTTCCTTTCTAACGAGTTTTTTTCTGCTTATGATGTTTCGTATTTGTTTTAAGATATCTTTTCGCAGTCGAAGAGATTTGAAGTCTTGTAGTTTGAAATCATAAACTTTACTCTTGTGATTTAATCCATCCTCTAAATGCTGCATCTTTTGTTCGAAATCGGAGAAACTAAGTCCAAGAGGGATCCTATACGCATATTCAACTCCCCAATCATTTCTCGTTTTGCGAAGCAGCTGTATAGTCCTGGTTTCTTTTCCTTCTTTTACTTTCAATCCACAGTTCGCACAAATCCTTTGAATCTTAGAAGCATCATTAGTAGCTCCTTTTTGATGCATTTTTGATAGAAAGACTACGCCACCGACTGCAGCTGAACTTACTAACTCAAATATCACAAACTGACACCACCTTCCTTTTGGTATTCTGCAAGAATAGTCCCTGAAGATTAGAAGAGATAAAAACAGTTATGAATCTTTGAAAGTACTATTCTTGTAATGTCTGAAGCAACATTCTGTTAACGAATTCTATTCGGAATAAGTAAAACGAAGTTTTAAAAGGCTATCAATTTGGAACTGAGAATCGTAATTTGTTTGGTATGGTAAAAGGTATTGTGTACTGTTTGGTCTTTATGTCAGTTTTTTTCTCGCGTTTAAAAAAATGACGGAAAGGGCAAGCTATTCATGAGGTGGTAAAGGTGTTTGGATTAGGGAAAAAACGTAGTAAATTTGGTAAATGGCTAGACAAACAAGGAATTACACAAGGTGAATTAGAAAAGGCAGCTAAGCTAAGTAGAGGTACAATTTCGAAAGTATGTAATGATAAAGAATACACACCTAAATTTTCGACTATATCCCAAATAACAAGGGGATTAAAGAAGTTAGGGAAAACCATAAATGAAAACGAATTTTGGATGTAGCCTTCACTAAAATGAGTGGGGCTATTTTTATTTTTTTAAAAAACCTCTTCATAAAAGAACATACATTCGTATATAATAAGAACTAACGTTCTGTTATTTAGGGGGAATAACGGTGTATGACTATTCAATATTGCCAAACCGAATTGTTTTATGTGTAGATCTTCGTAGCTTCTATGCTTCAGTCAGTTGCATCAAGATGGGATTAGACCCACTTCATACTAAATTAGCTGTAGTCGGTGATGTGAATAGGAGTGGTTCGATTGTTTTAGCTGCTACGCCACCATTAAAAGCGTTGGGTGTTAAGAAAATGGCTAGATTATACGAAATACCACGTCGCAAAGATATCCTTGTGGTAAACCCGATTATGAGTACTTATATAAAATGCTCTAATTTCATCACTAAGTTGGCTCTACAATACGTGCCTATTGAGGATTTTCACCAATATTCCATCGATGAGTTTTTTATGGATATTACGGATAGTATTCATTTGTTTGCTAACGATCCATACGACTTCGCATTAAAATTCAAACGTGAAATTTATGCGAAAACACGAATCGAATGCACGATAGGAATTGGTCCTAATCCTTTAATGAGCAAAGTGGCTTTAGATGTGGAAGCAAAGAAAACGAAAGATTGCATAGCATACTGGAAATACGAAGATGTACCCATAAAATTATGGCCAATACGACCACTTAGTAAGTTTTGGGGGATTTCTGGTAAAACAGAAGCGAAGTTAAACCGAAAAGGAATTCATTCAATCGGAGACTTAGCACAATACCCACTCAAATACTTAAAGCAAAGCTTCGGGGTCATTGGCGAAGAATTACATTTACATAGTAACGGCATAGATTTTAGCCGTATATCAGAAAAATACGTTCCAGCAACAACTTCTATTGGCAAGAGTCAAATACTTATGCGTGATTACACCATAGAAGAATTCCCGATTATTTTACTGGAGCATATTGAAGAAGTTTGTTATCGAATGCGAAGACAAAACAAACTAGCTCAAACGATTCACTTTTCCATTGGTTATAGCAAAAATTACAATGGCGGCTTCAGAAAAACTCACACTATGAACCGACCGACGAATTTAACAATGGATATATATAAGATTTGTACATATTTTTTACACGAGTTTTATACTGGAGAACCTATTAGAACCATCAATGTTTCTTTAACTAACTTAATCAATGAAGGCGAAGAACAAATCTCACTATTCGATAATGTAATACAACGAGAAAAAGAAATGAAACTAACTAAAGTAATGGACGAAATACGCACTAAATTTGGAAAGAACAGCATATTAAGAGGGATTTCGTATACAAATAGTGCAACAGCAAGATACAGAAACACATTGTTAGGGGGACATAAAGCATGAACAACGCTAATATGCCAAAAGGAAGAGGAATGGTTAAATGGACTCCATTCGCAGCAATGCCAGAACAATTCGCAGGTATTCGTGAGATTATTAAAGACAAGACAAAAGTAGAACACCCTACATTAACCCCGGATGAACAAGAACTTATTGAGAATATGCTATTATGTTCGTTGCTTTCTGAAGAGGAAATATTAATTACATATTATGAGGATGGTTTTTTACTTACTAGCTATATGACCGTCATTGATATTGATCCGTTGAATAAATCTATAATTTGCACGGATGCATTTTATAATAATATGACGTTAAAATTTATTGATATTATTGATGCTAAATAAAAAACAATCTTACAATTCCCTTCTAAAATTGGTATGATTTACTTAATTCAAGGGGGCGGTTTAATGGAGCTACGTACAACAGCTGATGGTAATTCTTATATTATTGAAATAAAAAAAGAAAAAGCTTCTAAAAAAGGGATTGTAGCAAGATCATTAGCATTTTTAACAGGTGCTTTTTTTATAACGATAGGTATTATCTTATGTATAACAATAATAGGGGCAATTGCAGGTATACCTTTAATTGTTTTCGGTCTTCCTTTTATACTTGGAGCTTTAGGATATCAACGTGTAGAATGTCCAAATTGTAAGCGTAAAACGAAAATCCTTAAAAGTGCGGACCATTTTATATGCAATAGTTGTCAAAAGAACACTTTAATTGAATGGAAATAGCAAGGGGAAACTACTATGAAGGTCATTCGTTCTATTTTTAATGGATTTCGTATTATGAGTAAAATTATTAATCCGATACTAAAAGCATTATCTAAAAGTAAAATCTAGTTACATAGAAATAAAATAAGCCGCCCGATAGGACGGCTTTCATTGTTTACTTTTTAAAATACTCATAGAACCATTTACCTTCAGGTCTAGTGTCCATCCACCAAGTAATTTTATCTAATTCAGCATTTGGTAACACTTCTGTTTGCAAATATGCTGTACCAGTTAATGGATCGGAAATAACTTGTCCTTTAGTTCCACGCTCGGCCATAGCATTTAATACTTCAGGAACCAATGAAACGCCAAACCCACCAGATTTAACATATTGATATCCACCATTAGAAACGTTTTGTTCTGGCTGATTCACTTCCGTAAACCAAGATAATGGTTTGCTTCCAATTAATTCATTCAAATCACACTTACCGATACCAGGTACATTCCCTGTCTCAGTGTATTGCCAAATATCGCATGGATAAGCTGGTCTTTTCCCACCATAACGTGGAATCCATACAAAATCAGCAATTACATTTGCCATTCCAAATGGAGCATACATATGATGGCCAACATATAAACCAACTTTTCGAGCACCTAATCGGCGTAATTCATCTATAAAAGCTTGCGTACCCGCTCTCATATCATTCATTGTTTTCACTTCTACATCAGCAACCCAAACTGTAGCGCTCTTGTCACCGCGGTTCCAGAAGTCACGAGCTTCTATCCGCGCATCATTTTCAGAAACAAAACGGCAGAAAGCATAGTTTCCAAAAGGTATATTTCGAGCTTTCATGGCAGCAACATACGATTTGTACACTGGATCAACATAGTTAGAGCCATCTTGTACTCGAGCAATAACGAAATCTAGATGTTTTGCAGCTGTATCCCAATCAGGACTACCATTCCACTTAGACATATCAACAATATAACCCATTATTTATCCGCTCCTTTGTTTCGTTTATCCGCAAACCATTTACCAGCTGTAGGATTAGATACAACACCTGCAGCAATCAGAATGTATAGAATCATATCTACGTATTCTTGATATCTCCCTAAGTCAAAATAAGGGACGGTATCCATTAATACCATCCCTAACAGCGCGAACAACGCTACCCATAATCCGTAATTTTTAAATTTCTCTTGCATCGTTATTTCCTCCGTTTCCTTGTATCAGAACGTTTTATTTTCGCTTCTATTTCACTCGCTACACTTTCCAGTAACCATGTCGGAATCCATCTATCCCAACCAATACGAACGCAATTAGCAGTGAAACTGTTGAAAATGTGATATGTTAAACCGCCAGTTACCATAAAGAAAAAGAAATCCGGTAACTTGAATGCGATATCAAACATGTGAGCTAAACACGGCAATAAAAAAAGCACCACGGTACGCGCGATGCCTTCTACTCCATATGCTGATGAATATGATCCATCTAACTTGGAAGCTTTGCTTCCTGTAATCCAATCTAGACCGACTACCATCATCAGGATAAAAATCCAGATAAGATTGGTTTTCCCATATACCAGACTTAAAAATGTTCCTACTCCGCCACTTACAAATGAAGCAGCTTTAAATTGTGCTGTATTAAATATATCGATTATGTTAAGACTTCTGAAAATATCATGAACTCGCTCCAATTGTTCACCTCCTTTTTTAATAAAAGGAGAGCCAATAAGGCTCTCCTTGTTAATTTATAAAATTTTGTGTTTAAGAAACTTTGTATAGTCCTTAGTTATTACTAAAATATCTATATGACCTCCACATGTCGATAAACCACTTTGAAACCTACAATAATTAATTGTAAGGTCTACAATAAACTCCGAGAAATCAATGGCGTCTTTAAGTGGCATTATATCAAAGTTAAGAGGAGTATCTTTTAAAAGTTTACTGGTTGGTTCAGACTCTCCTCTCCATACAGCTCCATATATTATCCCTTTCTCATCATTATCGTAATTACGTCTACTTACATTATTTTTTGAAACATCATATACAAAAGCCTCATCATTATCAAAACCGGAAACATGAAAGAATATGTTATACATGTGATATTTTTCTTCCATGTATTTTTTGAGATTGATAGAAACTTGTTCTACAGTATCGTCTGCTTTAACCTCATTAATGTCAAAAATACGTAATAAATCAGAAACTGTTTTACCATCGATAATCGCATCACCGCAAGCTGAAACTCCTATAGTCTCATTTCTAAGAAGAACAATTTTTTGTGCACTATCACTTAAGGTGAATAATTATTTTGTCCCATCTTCCAAATTCATTGTTCTAGTTAATCTACTATCTGCCGACATTGCTATACCGTCAGGTACATACACTGTTGAAATGATTGTCATGTATAAACTCCCCCTTATTTTCTAGGGGTTAATTGTACCATATTATTCCACACATTTTTTACTTTAACCCTTTATATTCTACCCCGCAACATGATGTCATATATCCAAACCTATACTCCATGTAGACCGCATCTTTACATGTAGGACAATTAAATATACCTCGTGCATAACCATCATAAGTTTTATTACCACTAGTAACAGTGCCTAATTTATCACCTCCTGTGTTAGTTATTAATCCACCACCAGAGGTGTGTATTTGATAATTACTTTTTAACATTCGCATGACCTCCTTATAAAAATGGATCTATTACTGTTCAGTAGGTGTTTCAGGTGTTCCTTCTCCTTCAGTTGTTGGTGATTCCACCGGATCTGTTGGTTTCTCGGGTTCTGTTACTGGTGGTTGTTCTGGTTCTTTCGGTTCTTCTTTTACTGGGACCACCTGCTTCACGTCGATTCGGGAGAAGATGTAATCACCAATCACAACTGTAATTGTATTACTATTGTTCAATTGTTCGTTTAAATAGATTGGATCATAATCATTTGTTACAATTTCAATTTCTTTTCCGGCATTAGTATGAACTTTTAATTTTGTAGTACCTTCCACAATAGGTAAGTTAATCGGCAGGATTCGTTTTACATCGATTCTTTGAATAATAAAATCACCGATAAGCACGGTGATTAGATCGTTGCTATTCAGTTGTCCATTTAGCATCTGCGCATCGTATTTCTCCGTTTGTACTGTGTGTTTTAATCCGCCTTGTGTATGGATTTCAATTGTTTGCATGTATTTCCATCTCCTTTTGTAATTTTTCAGTGTATTTGATATGACATTTATCAAAAATACCTTCTGGTTCAGCGCCTACAATTGGTTCGTCAACCGTAAGTGTTACGTTCATAATTATAGGTGTATTGCCAACTAACTTTTTTATCAATGCTTCTGTCGCTTTATTCATTAGAAAGTTCCTCCCGTCCGGCTCTGTATGAAGAGACGTGAAATAACGTTAGCATTAACACGACCTAACTTGTCTGGTGTGATAGTGATAACGTGCCATTTGTTTCGTTCGATTTTCCCTGAATTATCCTTAGATAAATAAGGTTCTAAATTCACATTTTCTGCTGATACAGAAGTTACAGGAACTACATTACCATCAACTTTAATTGTTACTTTGCTCGGACGTTCTGATAGGCGGTATATACCAAAAAGAATATCGTGAATATGGTCCGGCAGAATAACGGTATGGACGTGATCTTGTAAAGTTAGACTATGGACATGATCTTGCAAAACCAGGCTATGGACGTGATCCGATAGAGTTATAGAATGAGCGTGCATGGGCAATGTTAGTGTATGGGCATGGTTGGGAACATTCACCTGGTGACGGTGTGAGGGTATGGATGTGGTATGCGAATGGTTTCCATCTGCCGTATACGTCCATAAATCCATTTCAGCGCCTGTAGGTAGTGCCGAACCAATAGCTCCTCCTCCATCGTCAATCGCTGATATATAGTTTCTATATTCCATTCCCCCGGTATTGTCTCCAATTGTTGATTGGAAACCGAACATCATATGACGGTGATTCCCACCATTACTTGATGAAGCTACAGAACCACCGCCAGCTTCACTTGTAAACGAACCGCCACCACCAGCACTACTAGTTTCTACACTTCCACCTCCGGAACCAGTCGTCGATACAGTAGCTCCGCCTCCACCGGTCGTAGCAACTGTACCCCCGCCACCTCCCGTCGTAGCAACTGTACCTCCGCCACCACCAGTAGTAGCAACTTGAGCGCCACCGCCTTTTGTAGCTTTGGAATAAGCTCGGAATTCTTCAGTTTCGAATGTCAAATCAAGTGTGTTTATATTCTTTAAATCATCTGGGATAAAGAATTTAATAACAGCTGGATTTTCTGGGTCGCAATTATCGTTATAACTATACGCAATCATTGTGGTACAACCTTGAGAATATACTTCGTTAATTTGCTGTCTCTTTTCGATATCGGCATAAGTTGTCCCTATGTCTGTAACTCTATTTTCCAGTGTCAGCTTAACCGCAAGAGGATTACCGTCAGCGTCATCTTTCGAATGATTCATAACTCGTAAATCTACCCATATCCCTAATTCTTCATCATAAAGGCGAACTAATTTACCAGTTTCGTATTTTTCTATTTTGTATGGATCAATTAGCTCATAATCTACCGCGTCTATTTCATAAGTTACTTTTGGTACGCAACTTTTTAATAACATCATATTTGCTGAGTCATAAAGCGATTGAGGGTCTTCAAATCGTCTATCAACCCAAATGTAATCAAATCCATCATATAAGTCTCTAATGAATCCAGGAGCGTCTATATAAGGAACTCCACCATTAACATCTTTTATTGTTAATTGGTTGACCCCTTCGCCATAACCAAGAGGGTAAATTCTTGTCATAACGTTTTTGGCTTCTGTAGTACGTTTGATACCCTTCATGTTTTTCTTATATCGAAGCTCACCTGTGACTTCAGGAGAATAACGAACTATGTTTAAGGTCCACGGGTAGGAGGAATCATCCCATGTCCATTGGTACTTCTCATCAAATGGCTGTGGAATACTATACAAAGGGCCTAATAAAGTCGATTCATTTTCCCAAGCATAGTGGAAGTATCTAACAAAATCACATTGTCCCAGTTTCCAATGTTTAGTCCGTTGTTTGCTCAATAAGTATTCAATGTTCTCTCGTGTAGTCAGATTGACTCTTTGGTGATACCCAAAAAGCACGCTATCCATCAAAGTAGATAAAACGTGCTCGCATTCATACGATATAATTTTATTATTCGCCTCTCGTTCTTCCACACTATCCATAATACGGAACATGCCGATGCGTTTACCATTATCGTAAATCTCCACATAATCAAACGTTTCGATTTCTTCTCTTTTTGGATCAGTAAACGGCAATGAAAAACCCGCCGTCCAAAGTTCGTTTAGAGGCGGGTTGTAATTTATTCTAAATGCATTTTCAAGATATGCTTTTAGTTGCATTTGTTTGTTGTAGAGTTTTAGCAATGTACCACCTTCTTTGCAAAATAAAAAGCCTACTAAAAGCAAGCTTTTGTTTGTTGTAAAGGATGTATTTTTATTATTTCAACGCCAATACTGCATCTATTATAATCATCCAAATAACTGCCGATGCTATACCGCCTAACACTAAGGCTTTTCCGAATGTATTTTCATTAATCATATTCATAATATCTACCTCGCTTAGATAACTTTTTTATAGATTATATGAAGCTTGTAAATTCTTAACGACTTTCATGTGAATTTCATGTGTTCACCTTTATATAATTTTCACATTTTCCTGATCGACACCGATTGCTACTGCGTTATTACTTGTAATGAGAGAGCCGTTTGCGTTCACGCCGTATTTAACTCCGAAATTAACATTACCGCTAAAGTTATATAAATCGAGCTTAGAAACAAACCCTTTTACTTTTACTTTACCTATATTCCCGGAAGTAATATCGCTCATTGCAATTCCCGCAAATAATGAGATATCATCAGTGTCGGTCATTACCTTAATTGTTTTAAAATCTCCATCAAAAGCAACAACTTGTCCTTTTGAAACATTCGTTTTTGCTTTAAACGAATTATATTCATCTGAGAAATTAGGTTTGTCCTGTTCGCCTGTTGTGAATGAAGAGGAATACGGAACCTCGCTATTCGCAAATCCTTCGATTGTAAAGTTCTTATGACTTGTCGCTGCTGGATCACCTAACCACGGCTTATCATCATGATAAATCTCACCATTGATTCTACAACCTTCTAAAATGATTTTATCATTCGTTTTACTGCCTAGTGATTGTGCACGTAATGCATACTTGAATTGCCCATCTGTTTTGATGATTTCACATCTTTTCAAAAGTACTAAACAAGATTTTTCGAAGTTAACATTGTTATGGACACTAAATGGTGCGAATGGGCCTATAAACTCACAATCTTCCCCTGTTAATGAAGAACCTGAACTATGGCCCATACCGTAAGCACATTCAGATACCCATACTTTACCTGGTAACATTCCGCTCTCAGGATGAGCTGTTCTCCACGTTCTTGCTCCTTCATTTCCATAATGGATGAACTTACATTTTTTTAAATTTCTTTTCCAGTTTTTCTTTGTATTACTGCTTTCGTCATGCACTGCATACCGCATGTTTTTAGCAGTTACCGTAATGTTTTCTAAATCATTCGTTTCGTCCACCCAAATAGTTGATGTATTATCTATTTGAGTATCTGTTGCGTTATCAGGAAGTTCTCCTTTTAATAAACAAGTTTTGGTATCTGTACCCCTTAAGTTTATATATGGTTTTAGCTTCCATCCAATTTCTGTATAAGTTCCGGGATAAACTATAACATCGTATATCTTCTTGGCACTTGCATCTATAATTGCATCATTTGCTAATTTAGGAGATAAATAATCTCCTGTCCCATCAGGTTTTACAGTCTTCACAATACGTTCTACAATACCAACATCAAACCCTAGGTTCTCTGGTTGTATTTTTGCTCCAAACGGCTCATATTCCGTTACTTGTGTTCCTTTCTCCAATTGAGCTGAATCTAACTGAGAAGTTAACACTGTCATTCTAATGAAGTACGCATTGACCGGAGAAATTGATACACTTGAAGCATTCGTAAATCCTGAAACAAAGTTTTTATTAGCATCATAAAACGCCCCTTGTTCCGTAGTTCCACTTATCTTGTAATTCGTGTTCGAAATTATAGGAATAAAGTCAGAGGCATTATGTGTTCCATTCGGTGAATCTGCAAGATTACCATTATTATTTGCTACATATTTACCTTTAGTTACAGTTGATTTATCAAATAAGTTTTTACTTGGCGTTCCTCGTACTATATTTTTGTTTAATGAAAGCTTTTCTTCAGGGATCGGATTCGCAATTGCGTTTGCATCTAATACAATAATAAACGGTTCGTATTCTGTGACTTTAGTTCCCTTCTCTAACTGTGCTGAATTCAATTGCGAGTTTAACACTGTAAGTCTTATAAAATATGCATTAGATGGTGAAACAGCTACGTTTGTAGCGTTTGTAAACCCACTAATATATACCCTATTCACGTCATAGAAAGCTCCTTGTTCTGAAGTACCACTTATTTTATAAGCTGTATTAGGAGAAATAGGAACAAAATCACTCGCATTATGTGTACCGTTTGGAGAATCTAAGAGATTACCGTTATTATTCGCTACATACTTACCTGATGTAATTGCAGACTTATCAAACAAGTTTTTCTTAGGTGTCCCTTTAACAGTGGAATTATTAATAGTCACTAGTTTCATATCAGTTTCAGTAGCGAGTTTCGTTGAATTATTTGCATTATCAATTGCTTGGTTTATCTTTGGATAACCAGAACGTAATGTATCACTTGGCAATAATTTAGGCGCATCAGCCATTTACGTCACCACCTTATATATATTTAGCGCGGTATTTGAATGCAATATTGATATTGAGGTTTGAACCGCCTATTTGTATTGCATTAGCGCCTGGCATAAATTCTAATTTTTCTAAGTTACCTTGTAGTTGGAACAAGAAATTCTGTCCGTTTTTTATTGATGCATATCGTTCTGCGTCTATTAAAATTGTTGAGTTTGTAAACGTCCCAACAGAAAAACTCTCACCTTGTATAGTGAGAGTTAATAATGTTGCACTTCCTGATATTTCTACAATCGGTCGTACAACTTTTGACCCAGAATTATCTATATTTAAACTTTGTGGAGCAGTGACAACATATGAAGCACCAATGCCACCTAGAGGGACGTCCGACATAAACGGGATATCATCTCCCCACAAAACATCTTTTGTACTTTCTACAATTGAGTAAGCGTGCGGATCATAAGCAATCATAGGTAATTCGAACTTACCCATACTGATATAACGTTCAATTGGCATCGAACCACTATATCGAGCTAAATAATATTTATCAGGCTCATAATCATAAATTAATTTTACTTCTTTTGGTTTTCCATATGGATCAATAAAAGCAGCTACCATTTTTCTGATAGCTGTCGCTAATTCGTACCTATTTTCTTGCGGTTTAACAAGTAAAGGTAAGCTAAATGGCATAGGATCTATTTCTGATCCGAAATAATAAGCACCAGGACGTCCGGGTATAGAAACAGCATGGTCACGAATTGGTGGAGCTGCTGGATGTTGGAATCCTGGTAAAAGAGCTAATTTCAGTTCACTAATTCTTTTTCCGTCTATCGTTAAACTCATAGTTGTCCCACCCTTCTTCCTGATGTCTTAATAATTTTACCTAATTCTACTGCGATTTTTTGAATATCCGCTTCTTCTCTAACCACAAATGTTGAACCTCTAAACATATCAGCAAAATTATATGATGCAACTTCTCCAGAGTGAGTACCAATAGATCCAGCATCAATAACTGAAGGAACTGCCGCTTCAGTCATTGCTTGTGAAGCCCTGTTAATTACACCAATTGAATTTTCCATACCAATCGCAAGGCCTGCACCGATTTGCTTACCAACTGCATCACGCATAAGTCGTGAAGGTGAGTGGATATCAAAGAAGTCGGTAAATCCACTTTTAATGCCACTTCCGATTTCTTTAACCTTGTCCCATACAGCACCGGCCATGCTCCCTATACCGCTAATTAATCCGCTTATGATATCTTTTCCGACACCTAATAAGTCCACTTCTTTAAGAGTGTCGAGTATCTTGCTACCTATATCTAGAGCGGCACTTCCTAACTCTCCTAAAAGAGATAGAAGACCTTTAATTAATGCACCGATTAACTTTACTCCGGCTTCTAGTAATTTAGGTAGATTCTTAATTAATTCTCCTACCAAAGTAACAATTAGTTTAAGAGCTGCTGCAATTAATTGTGGTAAAACCTGTACAATCCCAGTGATTAACATAAGTAAAATTTTGATACCAGCATCTAAAATCTTAGGTAAATTAGCAATTAAAGTAGATGCTATTTTTACAATTAAATCTAAAGCTGCATTTATGAGTTGTGGAAGAATTTGTACAATCCCATTTATAAGTGCTAGTAAAATTTGAACACCAGCTTGAATGATTGCTGGCAAATTAGCTAGTATTGTGTTGGCTACTTGTGAAATCAAATTTATAGCCATATCAATAAGTTGGGGGAGCATTTGAATAATACCGTTTACTAAACTAGTCAAAACCTGCATACCAGCTGTAATGATCATAGGTAGATTTTGAGTAATCGCATTTATTAATGTCGTTATAACCGTAATAATTGCTAATGCAATCAATGGTAAAGCTTGTGTAATTCCAGTAATCAATGAAATTAGTAAATTAATGCCCATTTCAATTAATTGTGGAAGGATCATCATTAGACCATTTATGATTGTCTGAATGATTGATACAGCTACAGGTATTAATTGCGGAAGCATCAACATAATACTGTTTATCAGTGTCAAAATAAGTTGTAATCCAATTTGAATGATCGTCGGTAAAGTTTGAGTGATTCCCATAATTAAAGTTTGTATAATTTGTATACCTGATTGAACGAGCATAGGTAAATTTGTAGCAATCGATTGCGATACAGTGTTTATGATTTGAACCATTGACTGTAAAATAACCGGTGCTGATTGAACAATTCCGTCCACAATTCCTGTGATAATTGAAGCCCCAGTTTGAATAAACTGTGGAAGTGTCGTTGTTAAAAAGTTTGCTAAATTACTAAAAATATTAGTAATCGCTTCTAATAAAACACCTTTATTTTCGTTGAGTTGACCTGCTATTGCTGGAAGGAAACGAGATGCTGCGATTAAAACGCCAGGAATCCCGCCTACTAAGGCTCCAACTATAGAAGGACCAATTGTTTTAAATATCTCACCTATTTGACTGAAATCACCCGAAAATACTGCTTTCACAGCATTAAACAAAGTGACTAAACTCTCTCGGATTTTGCTTACGGCTTTCCCTATTAATTCAGCTGCATTCTGGAACCCTGTAGGTAGATGAGTAATCCAATCGTTTAAATAATCTCCGTCCACAGCTGTGAAGAATAGGTATTTACTAAGTGAAATTAAAACATTGATGAATCCTTGTATACTTCCAATCACACTTGAAATACTATTTTTGAATCCTTCATTTGTTTGCCATAATTTTTTGAAACCAACTACTAATCCAGATATTGCGGCGGTGGCGGCTATAAATCCTCCTACAACCAATGCAACTGGACCAGCAATAGCCCCAACACTTACACCTACAATTCCAGCTATACTGGATAAGGTTATAAATACTGGGGCCAGAGCCATGCAAGCTCCGATTAATATTCCAATCGCAACAACAATAGCTGTTAGCGCTGCTGCCAATGCTGGATGAGCGGAAACCCATGAAGCAAATGCACCAATGATATTTGCGATTACACCTAAAAGTGGCTCAAGTGCCATTTTTAAATCACCCATTGCCTTTTGGAACTTCACAGCTGGATTCGCATCCATTTTCTTGATCATTTCGTTGAGTTGTTCTTGGCTTACATTTAGATCAACAACTTTATCTTTAGCGCCTAGTAAAGTATTTATAATGTTTTGCCCTTGATCTTCGTACATTGTCCCAAAAATTTGAGCGCCAATCAGATTTTTCTTTGTCGCATCGTCTACACCATCTAAAGCTTTAGCAATCTCCACCATAGCTTGTGAGCCGCCTTTACCACCTTCAGCTACAGCTTTACCCCATTTTTGCATTTGATCAGCAGAAATCTTTGTTCCTTCAAGCAAATCTTTAAGAGCTTTAGGAACTTCATCGCCAAACTCGGCCGCTCGAATACGCCCTTCTTTCAACCCATCTAGTAGGTTATCAATATTCCAGGTACCTGTCTCAACGCCAGCTGCCATAATTGCTTGTACTTCTTCTGCCGTATAACCAGCTCGTGTTAATTGCCCTCCGTATTCAGCGATTATGTCTAATTGCTCAGGCGGAAAACCCAACTTCAATAAAGCATTAGTTAAAGCTAAAGCACTTTCGTTAGTTACACCTAACTCATTTCCGATTTCGTTTGATTCTTGAATTAATTCAGTAAAATCAATGCCAGAGTAAGCCGTAGTAATAGCCGCTGCACCTTTTACAATTGAAGCATTAGCTTTGTCGCTGACAGTTTGATTTAAAGCCCATTGTCTACGTGTTCCTTCAAGAGCTTCTTCCACATCCACACCATATGCTTCAACACCGCGAACAGCTTGTTCAACTGATTTTTTTGATGCTTCGGGAACTTCAAAAGTTACATCGATTTTTGTTTTTAATTTGGATGAATCCAGCGCCTTTTCAATTGTTCCTTGAATACCACCAGCTGCCATTGCTCCACCGAGCATATTTTCTAAACCAATATCTAATTCTTTGAAACTTTTACTTGCTCTTTCCGCCTCTCGTGAAAGGTCCCGCAAATCATTTCTAACATTTTGAATAGAATTCCCATCATCTACAGAACGCAATGCACGTTGTAACTTCTCAATATCAGCTTCAGCACCTAAAGCTTCTCGTCCGATAAGCTCAATCGCTTGATCTAATTGTCTACTTGTAGCCGTTCCACTTTTAATTGCATTTACAAGACGATTTCCTAATGCTCCTGCAAAATCATCAACACTTTTACCTGTAGCACTAAATAATGTTCCTAATTGCCTAGTTGAGCTTGCTACATTGTCTTGTTCTGCTTTTAATCCAGCAAGTTTTCCTTTTAAACCATTAAGCGATCCTTCTGTAAATTCAATCTCACGCCTAAACGCTCGGTATTGTTCTTCTCCAATATCACCACGCGCAAACTGTGCTTCTACTTGTTGTTGAGCTGATTTTAATTGATCTAGTTTCTTTGTTGTATTTTCTATCGATTGAGTAAGTAATTGTTGCTTTTGGGCTAAAGCCTCCATATTACCAGGGTTAAATTTCAACAATCGCTCGACATCTTTGAGTTCTTTTGTTAAATCATTACTTCGTTTATTAACATCTTTTAAGGCATTCTGCAAACCAACCGTGTCGCCGCCAATTTCAACGGTAATTCCCTTAATTCTTCCTGCCATTTTCTCACCTCACTTTCTTAGAAATTATTGAAGTCTTCTTGAGATGCTTTACGTTCTTTTTCTTTGTTATTTGAAGGGTTTTGCATTTCAATATAATCATCGATATAATCCAGACACATACCAATTGTCATATCTTCCAAATCAGCTCTTGATAAGCCCGTTTTATAGCAAAATAAAAGGAACGTTTCAGTGGTAAATGGTTCACCCTGTTCCGTTCCTTTTTGATCATTATTACTATCTACAACTTTTTTTTAGATTGAATAGTAGCTGTTATCATATCCTGGATATCTTCTAAAATTTCAATGATTGGAAATTCTTCAAACGAGTCTAACCATGTTAGTGGTTCAGGTATCGTTGGATCAGCTGTTTTTGCCATTGTCCAAACGAGATTATAAAACACTTCAAAGTCCACACTATCTAGATTACTTGGATCTAAATTTTCCATATCAATTTTTCCAAGTGGCGCTAGTTTTAGTAATTGCGCGAAATAATCTTTACCAAATTGCGCTTTAAATCTAATAGGTGTTCCACCTGTGCTTTTCAAACGAATTTCTTTATTATCTACAATGATTGTTTTTTCCATCTAATTATGCCCCCACTACTTTCTCATAGACTTTTGTATACCAAGCGTCGTAAATACCCGCTGGTGTAGTTGCTGTTGTAGAAGTTTTAACACTAAGGTTCACAGGGTGCTGTGAAGCGACAAATTTCAATTCTGTTGTAGTCGGCTCTGTCTTATCACTCTTTGTAGAAGAACCAACACTTGGACGAGATACTGATACATTATAAAGCACATGACGAGTAGCTTTTACATCACCATCAAATTCAAACATAAGAGCAATTTTTTTGATTTTCGCATTCGAAACTTCAGTAATAACTTTGTCAGCTTCGTCTAAAACTTCTCCTAAAACTTCTGTACGGAATGCTTCAGTGATATTAGCAATATTTAATGTACCTTCATAACCTTGGTTACTTGATTCAGTGTAGTAATTGCTATCATCAGCATAGAAGTCAGTTTGTTCACCTTTTGGTTCTAATTTCATTTCAACCGCACCTGGTAATTTACCAACTGTTCCATATGTGATTTTTCCTGTTTCATCTTCAGTAATTACGCTGTAATGTACTTTCTTTAGACCGAATACTACTTTATTCTCAGGCATTTATATCAACCTCGTTTCGTATATTTTTTGATACATTTTTTCAGATTCAATAAAAGTCCCATAAGATTCATAAGGAATTTCGTAATCATCTAGGACCTTTTCAAGTTTTGCTTCTGCAACTAAATCCTTTTTAGTTGTGTAAAGCTCTATATTTAAATCAGTTATCTGGTGATATACCTTGTTATCAGCCATTAAATTTGCTGATCCATCAGCAAGAAAGCAAATATATGGCGGCTGCGGTACCGGATTATCCTGAAGTGCTGTGAAATGCGAATAAGCCACAGGATAACCTGTAGCATCAAGGATTTTCTTAATTTCAATTAAGTTCATTGGTGAATCGCCCTTTCAACTCGCTCTAAAAATTCATTTATTGCTTTTTCTTCTGCTGGGGCAATATGAACTTTAGCTGGTACACGCCCTCCGTTTGCTTTTGCGTGTCCTTTCTCTAACAAGTGCGTTAGTTGAGGTTTCAATGCATTATGGACAATAATTGCATTCCCATCTTTCTTCTTACGCCACCCTTTGCGGTACTTACCTGTATTCTTTGGGCTTTTTTGTTTCAGCTCATCCACAAGATTGGTAGCGACTTCTTCTTTAGCAATTTCTAAATCTTCTTCTACTATATTTTCATACCTTTGTAGTTCTCTAGTGATTTCACGCGCTAAATTATCGATATTAGCCACCTACAATCACCTCACAGTACAATTCGATTTTTTCATCTTCACGTTCGTATGTGCGGTATATGTTATATTCTTTTTCGCGGTACTTAACTTCACGTTCATCTTGATAATCAAGAACATGGACGATTAAAACACAACTTGCTTTAATGTCACTTTGACCAGCTTGAAAGAATTCTGATTGAGGGACAGATTTCTTTTTACAAAATACTTGTCTATTAAACGTTCTTACTTCCTCTTTTTGTCCTAAATCATCTTCAATGACTGTAACTATTGGGAAATGTAGAATATCGTTCATTTATAATCACCCGTTAAAGTAAGGTGATTCTTAAGCATGTTATACGATAATTGGAATCGCTCCGCTTCCTTAGCGTCGGCAATAAAATTAGCTTTTGCATACATAATTATTGCTCGTTTGATTAAAGGATCTGTATCATCATTTGATTTGAAGCCAGAAACTCCCGATAACTTTAAATCAGTTCGAGCCGCTTCAATCAAATCATCAATTTCATCATCTAAAGCATTATGTGATACACGCAATGCCTTTTTTACCACTTCTAGCATCATGTTATTCACCAACTGGTTCAAGTTCTTCTAACGCTTTAAGTGCTGCTTCTTTTCCTTTAACCTTTTCTCCATTAGGAAGTTCATAATACCCTCCGCCAACATGGACAATTTCAGGAACAACCGGTTTATAATCAACAACTGGTTCGGTTTCTAAGAACCCTTCTTTTTGTAAGAATTCTACCCTCTCTTGATCATCTGTTTTATATGATTCTCCGACACTATAATGCACATAGGAGAACTTATCACGGAACGCTGTAATTACTTTAAATTCTTGCATTTTCTTTTCAGACATAAAAATACCTCCTTATTTCAAATGAAAAAGCGGCTATTAAACAGTAGCCGCTTTCTTAACACGTAAGAATCCATTTTTAGAGATTACGTTACCACCTGCAAATACTGAACCTCTATGAGCAATCATACCTTGCTTAAATTTGAAGTCAGTTGAACGTTGCACATCCATATCAGAGAAGATAGTAAGTTGGTAGTTTGATAATGGACCATAAGCCATATTGAATTGACCAGCTGTTGTTGCTGCATCAGAAACTGCCTTACAAGCACTATTAATGATGAAAGGTACACCATCAATTGTTCCTGAATTACCATTTGATACAACGTTATATACCTTTTTACCATCAGAAGTACGAAGTTTTGCAAATGCTTTTAGATCCTTTTTATTTAAGATTAATACAGCTGCATCTTCAACATCTTCATCGCCACCGTAGCTATAGATGATATCGTCTAATGTAGAAGCATCAATTTTTGAAATTTCTAAGTCTGTCGCTGCATCGATTGCTGTTGCTGCTGCCGAGAAGATACCAACCAGACGATTAGTAGCACCTGTACCAATTAAAATTTCACGAGTGATTTTCTTACGAGTTGCAACAGTAATGCCTTTCATTACTTCAGAATCATAATCAGCTGCCGGTAACTTTTGAAGTTCTTCAGTGTCTTCAGAATACGCAGTGATTTTAGCTTTTGTAATGTCAGCATATCCAAACTGAGTATCAGCCGTAGTATAATCGCCACTTTCAGTTGAATAATCCCCTTCACCATAGCTCTTAATGTATGGTTGTTGGTAGCTCTCTCCGCCTTTTAGTGTTTTTGTTAATACGCGATCAATCAGTGTAGAAACTTCATTAAAAGTAGGTCGAATATCTGAAGCACTATGTTTTGGTAATACTACATTTCCACTTCCTACAGTAACAGCGCGATTTTCCATCAATGCTTGTCCACGTTTTTCTGAAGCTTCTAACTCTACATCTGGTTGAGATGGCTCATTGTTAAACGTTTCAACTACTGTACGCGTTTCTGGTTCAGCATTGTTATTAATAACCTCAGCTTCTTTCAGTAAGCGCTGACGAGTTTCAATTTGTTTTTGCGCTTCGTCAAGTTCACGTAATTCAGTTTCAAATGCTGCTAAATCAACTTCTTGGTCACCTTGTAGTAAAGTGCGAATTTCTGCTTTTCTAGCTAAAATTTCTTGTAGTGTTTTCAAATAAATCTCTCCCTTATAAGTAAGTTTTTAAAATTAGTTTTTTTCGTAAGTCTTTTTGATTACGTTCATCTACAAATTGTTTATATGGATCATGACTTCTGGCTGAGACTTGAGAATCTGGATAAGCTGGGAAGGCAACAGGGCTGATTTCAACTAATTTCGCCTTTGTAACACTACGTACAATGTTATCTGGATCGGATTCATCCCATTCTTCTTTTACCATTTGGAAGCCAAAAGAAACACCGTCAACATCACCGCGTTTAATAGTTTTATACGTATCATCACCTAGCGTTGTATCAGCTAAATCTAATTCGAATCGAAGTCCAATTTCATCTTCAAACAATCGTAGAGTCCCATTCTTAGTTCTACCTAAAACTTGAGAATAATCATGGCTCCATAACGCTAATTGATCATCTTGTGTTAAAGAATCTGTAAAAGCTCCACGTTTAAACTGTTCTTTAAATCGTCTCCAGTAGCCCATTGTCACAGACTTCATTTCCCATTTAACTGCATATCCAACAATTGTTCGAAGACCGCCTTCAACTTCTCTAATTTCTAGGTTACTACTCAGTAGCTCCCTCTTTTCCGTTTGGTTCATTATTATCACCTCCTTCATCAGTAACTTTTCCTTCTTTAACTAAAGCTGTATCCAGCCTTCTAATAGGTTTATCGCCACCTTCAATTGGACCAAGCGATAGAATCGCTCTCCATTCGTTCGGTGTTAATGAGCCTCTGTCTACCATTTGGACTAGATTCATTTTGGTATTCATCGAAGCGTATTGAAGAGAAGAAGATTCAAAGATAATTTTGTTTCCGAACCCTCTTTCTTTACGTGAAAAAAGCTTCCTGGTGTATTCTCCAGCAAGCTGCATTGCGAATGGTTCTATTTCTGATTCATAATAGGCATTCCACTCGTCCTCATTGTATTTACTTTGTATTATCTTATCGTTTGTATTGAAGAAATTATAAATACGCTGTACAGTTTCTTGCATTTGCTTTGAATCTGGAACAAATGCTTCCGGTTTAACTTGCTCTAAATCATAACGAGGGTCAGAAGAAGCTGCTCCACCATCATTAGCGATATTTAAATAATTATTAACGAAATTCTTAACTTGATTATCAATATCTTCCTGCTTTAATACTGATTTAAATTTAAGAATCCATTTTACTACAGCGCTATTTTTAATCGCTTTGACAATACCCTGATCAGTGGTCGTAACAATCTCCATCAACTGCGATAATGCATTGCCTGGATGTTCTCCGAAAAAGTCATTATCATTAAAATCCTTACGTAAATGAATCACATCAGCATACGGTATAGTCATTTGCTTACCATTCTTAAAGTAGAACTTCAAAAAGATATCTCCATATGCTCCTTCAACAACTTCTACCGTTGTGCAAGGGATAGGATATATCTCGGTAGCATAACCATAATCATCACGCTTAATATAGGCGAAAGCATTATGATTCAACTCTAATTGAATAGCCATTTTTTCTTGAAACATTTGTCCTGTCATTAAAGGATTAGGCTCTTCCAATATGAATCTTATATATGGTTCTGGATTAATTTTAAATTCAGTACCATTATCACGAATATGTTTCGCAATAAGTTTTCCAACAGCTTTCGCTTTAGGGCGAATACAGGCTCGTATAATATCACTTTGATAAATATCGCCATGCCACGAGAAAAATCCTCCGCCATTGTCGTTTATCATTTCAAAACGAGTTGTTGTAGGGGCTTGTTTCTTACCGAATATCTTATCGAATAATCCCAATTTCTCACCTCCTTCTTAAATCATGTTGAGATAATCATTTCTCTTCTCTTGAAGGATTACATAAGCGTTTAAAAGCGCTGCTGTTCCATCGATACGGCGTCGTTGGTTCTTTGTCTTATTTGGTTGTATATTTAAGTTCTTATCGATATCAATTGCTGTATTTGAAAGACACCATTTATCAATTGGATTATTGTTATAATTAACTAATTTTGATTCTAAGTCAGCTCCTAATAATTTCATTGGACTTGAAAGTGTTTGCTTACCTTGCGCAACAGGAACCATTGCTTCTTTACCAAAATAGCCTTCCATTTCTTCAACCCAATACTTAGCTGACCATCTATCGTAACCAATCCAAGGGAGATAAATGCCGTATTCATCTCTAATTTCTAAGAACCATTCTGTAACGTACTTATAATGAACAGAATTCCCTGGAGTAGTTCTTAAAATATCTTGTTCATACCACAAATCATAAGGGATTTTATCTTCCTTACTTCTTTGCTCTAATAAATCTTCAGGTAACCAGTACATTTGCTTTACGTATATGTTTTTGTCATCTGGAAGCATAAAAATAACCTTCGCTGCAGTTAAGTCGGTTGTCGAAGATAAATCGCAACCACCAATACCATAGGAAGGTTTTAATTCTGCAATATCAAATATTGCAGTGTTATTTAATTGTTCAAATGTTAACCATGCTTCTGTTGACGTTTCTCTAATATTAAAATCTTTTGTAAGTAAGTTCTTAACAAGCATAGGATTTGCTTTTGCTTTTTCAACCTTACTTCTTAATTGGTCTAAATTTTTGATTGTACCAAGTCCTGGATTTGCTTTCTTCCAGCAAGACTCTTCTGTCCATTCTTCACGTTTATCCAATTCATAAATAATAGGAAGAACTCGTTCGTCTTTATAACCATCTGGATCATCATAACCATTGATAATACGTTCAGCTTCTTCATATTTAATATCAAAGATACCTTCACGAACCGTACCAGCAGTTGTTGTAATAATTGATATTGGTTGTTCACGAGCCGTCATACCATCAACAATAACGTCATAAAGATTCTTATCTTCAATAGCATGTAATTCATCTATTAATGAACAATGCACGTTAAGTCCATCAAGTGTATTTGAATCACTTGAAAGAGGTTTGAAAGAACCATCGTTAAAATCTGAAATCATTTCAGCTACTAACGTACGAATTCTTTTAGAAAGGATTGGTGACTTCTTCACCATTCGCTTTGCTTCAGACCAAATAATTTTAGCTTGGTCTTTTTTAGTCGCTGCCGATACGATTTCTGGTCCTGGTTCATTATCGGCAACCATTAAATAAAGAGCGATTGCTGAACCCCAAGCTGATTTTCCATTTTTACGGGCAACAATTAACATAAACTCACGATATTTTCTTGTACCATCTATTTTATGAACAAACCCAAATAAAGCAGCAGTCATAGCTTTCTGCCACAATTCTAATAAGAATGGTTTACCACCCATCTTACCTTTACTGTGTTTACAAAAATTCTCAACGAATTCAATTGCATGATTTGCACGTTTGGCGTTATATTCCCATTCACCTTTTGTACTACTAAGGTCTGTAACGAGCTTTTTATACACCCGCCTTACCTTGTCCGATACAATTACTTGTTTAGTTTTTATTTTGTACCAGTATTCTAGAATTGGGTTGTAAGAAAGAGGGTACTTAATCACGGCCATTTACAAAATCATCGAACCCATCGCTATTCTCCTTGGGTTTTGGTGGTATTTTAGGAACATAATCGCCAAGTTGTTTCATGATAGATTGGTAGTTTTTATTCATCGATATATAACGTCGTGCTTGTGGGCGCTCTCTTTCATATGGTTCTTGATTCTCTGATTGCGAGAACATTTCATCATAACCATTCTCATCTAGATCTTTCCTGATATCTTCTAACCGAACTCGTAAGTCTGCCGCTTCAACAATTAACCCCTCTACAACCATGAGGGTATCTTTTGGCATGTCTTTATAAATCCGTTTAAGTCTGTTTACTTCCTTCTTAACTCGTTCTTCTTTTGTTAATTCTTTCTTTATCGCCATCAATAACACCTCACTTCATTTGTATTGGGGTAGGGGGGTCACGCGAAATGACCTGTGTGTTACACGAAGCTCCCCTCTCGGTCCCCCTATGGGCCTTTGATTTATTTTTGATAGGGGGGGATATGATTTCCTTATTCAGCAATAACTCCTATGAGTTACAGTGCCTAAGCTTTTAATTGTTCCACCACTATGTTTAACGTTATCTTTTTCTTTGATATGACCTTTACTAATTCTTTTATCTTGATGTTTAATATCAAGACATTTCTCACAATAGAAAGTAACAGATACTTCTTTAATGAATTGTTTATCATCAGAATAAAAAGTAGTAGTATCACTATCTAACACTTGATACTTATGTTCACGCATCTATCTCACTCCCCTTAGTCTTGACCTATCAATCACCCACGTCTTACCTATCTTCTTTGCTACAATCTTTCCTTCAGCGCACATATTCTTAATATGGCCAGGTGATACATTGAGAAGGATAGCAGCATCATTCACACCGATTGTATTATGGAAGAAAGTATTCATATATCCTCCCTCCTAATCAAATCCCCATTCTCATCAAACATTACATCTTCTCTAATCAATACAGCTTTACCAAACGTCTTAGTGTTATGACAAGGTAAGCATAAGTACTGTAGGTTCTCATGATTCAATGTGATATCTGGATTGTCTATAGTCTCTGGTGTAATCTCAATAATATGGTCAACGATATATCCTGGTACTTCTTTGCAATGCTCACACATACCATCTAATGTTGTAGCAATGTATGACTCTCTGCACTTCTCCCATGCTGTTGATTTATAAAACTTCTTTGCGTATTCCTTTGCCATTCACCCACCTCGCGGTAATCCCTAATTTAGTCTTGAAATTCTCAAAAACTCGATGCATTATATTTTTGTATTTTCTCAGTTCCTAAGCCGAGAAAACATCATCACTTCTGAAAGGACCCGTACTCCAGCGGGTTCTTTTAAATTACTTGAACTCATTTTCGAATTATTGTATTATGTTTTCGGGTCTTGCTCCATAAATCATTATCAGGAGAATCTGCAGATTTGCAGGTTCTCTTTGTCAAATAAAAACATCCATTATACGAGCGCTTCATGTTATTATGATAAAGCTGTATTAATTCAGATTGATATGTAGGTGAGACTAATGGAAAATAAAGAACATGAACAAAAGTATGATCTAAGTAAGATATACTCTTACACAGAACATCCTGATAAAATCAGTGGTCGCTGTGATAATTGCGGAAATACCGCATTCAAAAGTTCCGTTAAAGATTTCATCTATTTAAGAGAATGCCGGAAATGTGGCATGAAGAAAAGTATCTAGCCCAGGTAGGGCTTTTTTCTTTATAAACTAAAAAAGCAGCGGATTCGCTACTTTAAAGTAAATGGTCTAATCTTGAATTACCTGTACTTTTTCGTCCAGATAAATAGTACATAATATCCTGGTGTTTAATCATTCTCTGATGATTACGCGGAATTTTAAAATCTTTTCTTCGTTCTTTTAATAAGCTAATTGTTTTAATGTCTATATTAAGCGCATTCGCTAACATATTAGGATTATAACCACTATCCAACAATGAAAGAATCTCATAAAACATTGACTTTCCACCAACGAATTTGAACATTTCTTTTTTGAATGCATCTCTTTCTCTGGCTCTTTCTTTCTGTAATACAACCATTTGAGGTGTCGCATATCTATGTTTACCTTTTTCTATGTCTCTTACAGCATCTTCTATTTTCGCTTGTTTAAATGCTTCTTCTATTTCAGGAACCATTATTACTGATTTATATTTTTCATTTGTAGTTTTAATATATTCTGTATATAAATCAGGGAATTCTTCTTGAACTTCTTTATTTAATACTGTTTTATATTCAATCATATAAGTTATCTCTAACAAAGATCGTTTTAAAGGACTATCTTCTAATATATACGCCACTTTATTAAACAGATGTGAATAGTCTTTCGTATTGGAATACCCATTAAAATGGGCGTGAACCCTAGTTTTTATTTTAAAAGCTTTACCTACATAAACGACCTTGTCATTATGATCCGTAATTAAGTAAACGCCACTATCAAGATTGTTTATTTTATTATTAAATTCTTCAAAACTCATGAAGTTTAATTCTCCCATACCTTCCCCTCCTACATAATCCCTTTTTCTTTCGCTCTCTCATAAAGAACCGTGCGACTTACACCAGTAACTTCACATATCTTCTTAACTGTGTAGCCATTTTCTTCACGATTAGCAAGCAGTTCTAAAGCATGCTCCATTTTAGGGTTTTTATCACCGTATTTTTTAGGTCTTCCCTTATATACGCCACGCTGTTTTGCAAGGTCTATTCCTTCTCTTTGACGCATCTTAAGCAAATCCCTTTCCAACTGGTTAACACCAGCCATTACAGTGAGTAGGAAAGTACTGTATGGATTATCACTAGTTGTATCAAGCCAAGTATCTTTTATTGATTTAATTGAAGCTCCTTTACTCTTAATAACCTCAATAAGTTCAAATAAATCCTTTGTACTACGACTAATACGAGTTAAATCGGTAACTACAATCGTGTCACCTTCTTTTAAGTTATCAAGCATTAATTGAAGTTCTTCTCTGTTTGTTGTTGCTCCACTTGTTTTCTCTTCATACACATGATCACATCCATAATCATTTAGCTGCTTCAATTGCCTCGCTAAATTTTGTTCTTGTGTAGAAACACGAGCATAACCGATTATCATAATATCTTCCCCTTTGTCCGTTAACGTGTTCGGAAATTAATTCTAAGTACATAATACCACTTATTTTCCGTACATGTAAACAGGACATTATGAAGTATGATAAATTCGTTTACTCTTTTATGTCCGTATAGGGTAGACCTAAATGGGATGTCATTTCAGTAAATACAGAAAATAACTTTTCCATCAATTTAAATTTCATGCTATAATTTTATTGCAACGCGATGGAAGGTGACTGGACGCGATGCGTCCGATACTGTCACCCCAGAAAGTGATTTCAATGAAGATTGACTTCAAGGTTAATATGGAATTTAGTTTCCATATACCCAAAGAGTCCATCGTGAGTTTAGTAGAGATAGCTCTACTAATCGCACAAGCATACCTGGGGCAATAGCCTCAGGTATTTTTTCGTTCGTTGTGTTCGTTTGTTTTGTTAATCCTTATCTTTCCTTAACAACAAACAAGACGCCACCCAGATAACGGCAACGCCTACGACAATTGCTATCGGTTTAATCATTCATCATCATTCCTGTTCGTTCTAATATGCGAGCAAGGATTTGCACCCTGCATAGAGTAGTTTTATTAAAGACGACTATCATCACCTATCTAGAATTGTTCTACTCTGAGTCACTACCGTGTCTACCTATTCCACCACCGCATTACGTTTAATGTGTAATTTCTATATAACAAAGAAAAAAGCACCCGTAATGGATGCTTTTTTTATTTTTTCTCAACATATACACTTTCAATAGCACTTGTGCTAATAAACGTGCCTTCAAAATCAATGAATTTATCTTCATTAAGCCTTTTTAGAAGGTCACGTTTTACAGAGATAAGATCATCACCAATTTCTGAGTAGACACTTCTAGCGCCACTTTTTAAATCTAAGATCACTGAAAACTCTTCTTTCTTCAATATTCTCACCACCTTTCTAAATTGATTATTCGACAAGAATCATCATAATCCTTTTATCTGAATAAACAAAAATCCATCACCGAAGTGACAGCTTTCAAAGGGATGGGAGAAAAGAGAGAAAACAAATGGCATAAGTTTCTCTTAGATCAAGGCTGATTACTCTCAACCTTCTCCAAACCACCGCATCATATAATTTTTTAGCTCTTATTAGCTACGCGCTTTACGTTCGGTGGCTGGGAGAAGACTAGGAATCTTCTCATTTATACTCCGTGGAGTCGGTCAATACATCAGCTGTCGCAGGGCCTTAGCTGACCAAATATTTTATATAGCTGGAATTATTATATCCAAGACGTATATGTTTCTTCCGACGCCTTGTTTGAACCAATACACTAGAGGGACGGAAGGGGAATGTTTCCGCTGTATTGGCTCAAACAAAGAGTGGAACTCTTTGCCCTCGTTTTGGTCATTAATAAGAATCGTGAGTAATTACTAATGTACGAGATACGTATACTTTTTAGCTTTTTAGAATGCAAGCGTCACTCAATCATGAGCAACCACCCCCATTCCATTTTCAAGAACCGACATATTAGAGGGAAATAGACTTATATTTATTATCAACCCAGAGGACGCATTCCGAGCTGATTGATAAATACAATAGAAACAGCATGACGAATGCGAGTTATCTCACACCCGCCACACTGGAATATGTCATTGTAATACATTCATTGGTCTTTTCGTCTTAACGCGGGTTCTTACCGCCTTGCCCGCCCTACTATGCGGTATACGTTACCGTGACATTCTCGCATAAGAACGTTTCACTTATAGGTGTACTAATCCTCTTCGATATGCGGTTGTCAAAGGGCTTGTACATATAATTTACCGTTGATTTGACTATCAAAGTTCTCTAAAAATCTCTCTAATTTTGTCCTATTTTTCTCCCACTTTTTCATTCTGGAACCTCCCTAAATCTAGGTACTATTGCATCATTTTCATCGAAAACTGATTCATGAAACATTTTCGATGGTCTAACCCAAACCTTCCCTGTCTCAACAGAAATATATACAACCATTTCTTCTCCTGTTTCACTGTGATAAGCAACTTCCGATAATGTACGATACAAACCACCTTTATAGTGTCTATATAACATCTTGCATCTTCCTTTCTTATTTAAATCATTCCTAGTGATGTAGCTATTAAGCGTAATGCTGTTCTCTTTTTCGCATAATACGCATTCTTGTACAATCCAATTTCTTCATATATAACCTCGTCTTTTAACCTCTTATTACTTAGATACTTCTTCTTAATGATCTCGCTCTCATCTTCATCTAAACAATACGTAAGCGCCTTATCTATTTGTTTGAACTTAATATCACTTATCTTTCTTGTATCTCTAATTTCAGGGAATAAGCTGATTCCTTCCAGTCTGTTTTCCTGTTGGTTCTCCATTCTGATTTTTAAAGCTCGATACTCTTTCAGTACCTTAATTACCTCTTTTTCAATTGTCTTTTGTGTCTTGTCGTCGATTTCTGGAAAGAATGCTAATTGCTCCATCTGTAATCCCCCTATTTCCGAATTTGTCTTTTTAACATCACGTAAGGTACGTGAAATTTTACTATCTCTTTGTTGAATAAGGGAAACATGCATAGCGAGTAGCCCCCACCATCCACTCTGCATGGTTCCGTTATCCATTAATCTTCTAATATGGTTAATAGCGATAATGTAACTCCTACGTTAGCATAAACTGCTATACCACCTAATTTCCCATCACTCGGACACGGACCTTCCCATTTAATCTCTACTCCATCTTTTGTAAACAAGTTGATTTTTCCATAGAATACTTCGCCATCTAATTCAAACGAAACTCTCTTTCCTAACCAAACACCTTGCGCCACTTCATTCACTAAATTAAATCCTCTTCCCATCTCTTCCCCTCCATTAAGCCTTTAATAATTTACGTTTCTTGTTGGCCATCTTCTCTTTTGCTGCTTCAATGTTATTCGCTACTTTTTTATGGTCCTGATCAATCTGAATCACCCCATCAAACATAACTGGCGCTACTGCTTCATCTACGTATTGTAAGTAATCCACTGACGCTCGCTCTGTCTGTTCTACTAAGTACCCATAAATATCAAAGTCCGCTCTTGGTATAGACTTCTTGCCCTTTGGTTGATGAGACATCCTTACATAAGATTGAATAACTGAAAGTGGTACTACGAATATTGATTTATCCTTACTAAACTCAATAAGTAAGAAACAAATCGCTCCCATCTTCTCTGCTTTCTCCAGGTAATCCAATTGGTGCTGTGCGATGTTCTTTAAATCAAAGCGCCCAGGATTCTCTGTAGATTTCGCTTCAAACGCTATTGCTCGTCCCCTATACACACCATCATAGTCTACTGTACTCTTAGATTCATAAAATCCACTTAATACTCTTCCCCCTGAACTTTTTAACACTTTCACAGGAGTCGGACGCTTGTTTATAAGCGCCACCCCTCCACGTCCATACATTTCATTCGTTAAATTGATGAGCTTTTCAAAATGCATTCCTCTGTTTCCTAGTCCCATGTTTCTACCTCCATTACTTTATAATTCCAGCTTGTACAAAAATGTTTCTCCAAGCTTTATTAACTTGATAATCCTCCACATCTTTTGCACGACGAGCAATTGCTTTTCTAATTTTTCTTTTCTTCAAAGCTTTCATTCTGCTAACCTCACTTTCTATTAAAAGGATTATTTTGTTGAGTTTTTCAGTAGTTCTGGATTTTCATAAACATTTCCGATAACAACAGGCTTCAGCATTCTTATAAATAAATTATCTAAAATGCAATTCACTAAGTGATCATTATGAATCCATACACTTTTGAATGAAGCCTCATCATAAACAATTTTGCTTACAACGCCATCATCCGATTTAATAATATCCCCCTCATAAATCTCATTGGCGTTCTTATCTTTAATACCTGTATATTGACCTACAGTTTCAGGAATAACCTCTTCTTCAACATAGAAACACTCTCTGTCTTCGTAAATAATCCTATGCATGTCGTTTGTAAAAACATAATATCAATAATGCCATTGCCCTTTTTCGTCTTTCCCTCGGCACTTAATTTCTCTCATATCCATTCCCCTTTACAACAAAATGAAATTTTTATAATAAACCTTCAATCTTTGCTATCGCTTCGAATATTGGATAGATTTGTTGAGGAACAACCGCATTGCCTAAGAATCTTAATCTATCTTCGTCCAATCTTGTGGCAGTCCCATCATCCATTCCACAAATTGCGGGTTGATTTTCTTCCCAATATGTTCTGGAAAGTGTTCCCCGATTGATCCCGGAAGTTGTTTTCCATGGCTGCCGTTTGCTTCTGAAGGGGATAATTTTCTTATT